CGACCTCAAGAAATATCCATGTTACGCCGCCAACCAGAACGAACTGGAAGAGAACTGGCGATGCATAAGACGCTAAGAAAGGAGAACGAACATTGAAACTCATCATAAGAGGCCTTGCGGACCATGCGCATCGGCGCTGGTCTACTTGGATAAAGGCGGTTTACAAGACCTGTGAGGTCGGCCCACAGGGCTGTATCATCATCCCGGCGCAACTCGCGAATACTTGGCTCGGTCTGGCCGAGGCGCCCTGGGGCGCCCTGGAGACGCATGACCAAGAGATAGCCTTGGAGGAAGCAAACGACATCCTCAAGATCGTGATGGCCTCTAAGGAAGCCAACCCCGCGAATGTCGCGCTCCGTGACTACTTCGCTGCCCACGCGATTCCCGAGGTCATGCGGCAGATGCAAGCCAACCGCACCGCCGAGGACAAAGGGAAGGGGGCCGCGTGCGCTTACCTGGTGGCCGACGCCATGATGGCCTACCGCGCCAAGTATCCCAAGACGGAAGGAGAGAAACATTGCCCAGACCAGAGCCCTTGCGAAAAGAAGTAACCGACAACGACCACGCCGTCAGCCTGAGCGTGCGCCTGTGTAGAGAGGAACGTAACGCTAACGCGACGGGACGCCCCGGCTATCGGCTCTTCCTGCGAGGAGGCGAGCTGGAGAAGGCGAAGGGCTCGTCCTCTCCGTTCGGGGCCGTGGCCTGGAAAAATAAAGACTGCGGGTTCGACGGCTACTACCTTCTCGCGCAAGACGTCGTAGACCTGCTGGCCCCTCGGATGCAACTGGAGCCTGGCCATGGGCCGCTGAAGATCGATGTCTCGCTCACGGTTGCACGAGACGAACAGACGGAGGGGGGAGCGATGTAATGGCGCCAGACGCAGAGAAAGGCTTCAAGATCAAACCCACCTCGGAGGGGGAACCCATAGTACCAGGCAACGGCCTGAAGAACATGGTGGTTACAAACAGCACGTTTGAGGTTGCCGTCCTCATGTGCCATGGGCTACGGATAATGAAAACGGTGGCAGGGGAGCGCGGTAGGGTGGCGTTCTTCTTCAACAGTCCCAAGGCTGCTGAGCTGCTCCTCGACCATCGGAACGGAGACATCACGGTAAACACGCGGGAGTTTTGCCAGAACGTCAACAATGCCCGCGACATCATTTTCGCCGAAAGGGGGAACGCTGAGCGATGATTTCCCTAATCAAGTTGTGCGAGTACCTGGCCGTTGAGTGCAGGAGACAAGCCAGCGCGATCGAGGCAGAAGAGAACAAGACGTCGTCTCTTTCCCTTCAAGGGCTGACGCCTGAGCAGCTACTCTACCCGGTGCGTCGCGCCTCCCTCGTCGACCTGGCTGTGTGTCTGGGTCGTACCGCAGCGGCGCTCGAAAGGACGCCCGAAGCCCAGGCTATTATCCAGGTCTCGAAGGGCCTGACCGTCGACATGGCGCACCGAAAAGTCCGCAGGGCGGGGGCGCCGGGGGGGGCCCAAGTGGTACCTAAATCAACGGAAGGAGCCAAGGAGCAATGACGACCTTTTGCGTAGACCCAAGAGCACAGGAGCCGGGCGACGGTACCAACTGGCACCGAGCGTTCAAGGAGTTTCCCGAAGAGATGCAAGCCGGCGATCACTTCTACTACTGCGGCGGGCCCTATATCGACCAGGCGCTCGTAGGCGGGCGTACCGGCGGGCCGGTGCTTCGCATCGAGAAGGCAACGCCGCACAACGCCGGCGGAAAGATAGAGGGGGCGTCAGACTGGAGCCTGGAGCACTCCGCGATGTTCGACGGGGGCCTCAGTATGTCGCTGCGTAACGCGGTCTTTGTTGGGGGAGAGAAGCAGCACACCTGGCCAGGGCTTCTGGCCAAAGAGCCGCCCAAACTCGAAACGTACATGTCGAGCCCTGCGAGCCATTACCGAAGCCGCACGTTGACAATGACGGCGTGCGAAGGGCTGCGGATCTTGGGTGTCGAGTTCACCCAGGCCGGCATCAACCAGGGCCCAAGGATGCATGACGTATGGTACTTCATTGACTGCCACGACGTCGGCTTCACCGGCTGCTCTGCCGGCAAGACCAACCGCGCTATAGGAGTGGCGATCGGCAGGTGTTCTAATCTGTGGTTTGAAGATAACATCTTCCACGATCGCGACTGTGACACGCCGTCGGTACACGGAGAAGGGTTTCAGATCTTCCCGCTGGGCGAAGCCGGCTTAGTGGGCGAACAAGGCGCCAGGTTCCACCACAACCTTTTCCGCGACGTCATCGGTACCGGGTTCATCATCCTCAAGGGGCGCCATACGGCGATGGTCGAAGTGACGGATAACGTCTTCGTCCATGAGGCCTACGGCCACGGGAGCAACGGCACCTTTGGGAACTCAAGCAATGACTCGTCCTTGCTCTCCCTGTTTGCCCGTAACCTCGTCTTCAACTGCAAGGGGCAGACTGGCGTATGCTTCCACGGCTCAGAGAACGCTGCTCGTAACGACGTCATGGCGAACATCTGGGCCGAGTGTATCGACAACCACGGCGGGCCTGTCGTGAAGCCTTACTTCAAGGGCTGTCGGGTCTTCGACTCGAACATCTACTCAGGTCTCGCAGTGATCCTCAATAACCCCAGGGAGCGCGACTTCTGGCCACGCACGCAATTCGATCCTATCGAGCAGGTAGGGCCGCTGCCGTTCATGGGGAGCGTGCCGCCAGACGTTCCTCCCCAGATATCGCCCTTTAACCTCGGCCGTGCGATTGCGATGGCGCGAACCGCACTGCTGAGCATCGAGGGCGTTTCGACCAAAGCCATAGCCGCGAGGGCGAAATCTGACGAGACGCTGCAATACCTGATAGACCTGAAAGAGAGTCAGTAATGCCGACCAGTTGGAGCCCACTATACCGGCATGGCCAGTACGGCTTCCAGTTCTGCACAGAAACGAAGCCCTACGTGTGCTTGTCCTGCAAGGGCACCGGGCTCTTGGGCGTCTGGCTATCACGTACCAGACTGGGGAACGTTTACGGCGAAGGCTATAGCATGTGCCCCGTCTGTCATGGGTACGGACTTTCAGCAGCTTGCACCGTCAAGTTTGTTTACTGGGACAAGGAGAAGCCGAAAAAGAAGCCTCTCTTTGACTCGTTCACGACATGGGGCGCCGATCCACTGGACCCCCCGATGTACCCCAACTGAGAGGAGGGAACCTGCGCCAAGCCGCCTTAACGGCGGTCATACTACTTTGGACGCTGGCGTCTGGGACTTGACCCGCTGGGCGCCAGTGTTTTATGCTCCGCCCTATGGCAATCGCGAGTGACCCCCTCTCCGAGTTGCACAACCCCGCCTTCCGCCGTGCCATCATCGCAGACCCGGTCCGCTACGCCTTCCTACTCCTCGGCTTCCAGTGCTGGCAACGCCAGGCGGAAGTCCTTGAAGCGATCTTCCACCATCGAAAAGTCGTCGTGCATACCGGCCACGCTGTCGGCAAAACGTACATGATCCCCGTACTCTTGATCCTGCACATGATCGCCAGGCCAGACAGTCTGGGCGTCCTTACCGGCGCGAGTTGGTCGAACGTCGAACAGGTAATGAAGAACCTACGCTCGCGGTTGATGCAGTTACCGAAAGGCCTCAAGTTCGGTCAACCCACCAGGCACAAGTGGCAGCTCGGCCCAGAGTGGTACCTGGAAGCCTTCTCGCCAGACAAACCCGAGGGGATCGCCGGCAAGCATTCCTCAGGGCCCAGCGCCGGCACCATCCAGGTCGTAGACGAGGCCAGTGCCCTACTGCTCCCAATCTCTAAGGCGCTCATGGGCAATATGACCGGAGAGAACGATCGTTTGCTCTACATCGGAAACCCTCTGCACGCTGACGGGCCCTTCGTCGACGCAATCAATAACGTCGACGGTTCGTGGAAGGTTATCCATATCTCGAGCCTCGATTCGCCCAACTTCCGCGACGACGGGATCTACGTACCGCACCTGGCGAGCCCGACCTGGCATGATGAAATGAAACGCGAGTACGAAGAGGGAAGCCCAGAGTATAAGGCCCGCGTGCTTGGCCTGGTACCTGACATCACCGACGATACTCTGATCCCCTCGTCGCTGGTCAGGGCGTGCGGCGACGAGAAACGCCTCAAGCAATCTCTGAGATGGCAAGACGATGGACCTCTGATCGTGAGTTGCGATCCTGCGCGGAGTCCCTTCGGCGATCGCACTACGATGCTCGTGCGCGGCGAGACCCGCGTACATCTCTACGAACAACATCGCGGAAAAGACAGCGTGTGGATCGAGCAGCGCCTCGACGACATCCTCGACGACTACACCGTCAAGGGGGAAGACCGGAGCCGCATTCGTGACGAGTACATCGACGGGCAGAACATGGGCGGGCCCCTCTGCGATCGCCGTATCCGCCGGCAGCAGATAGACCCGACCAGGCCCCACGTTCACCAGTGCATTGCCGGCCATCGAGCGCACGACATGAAACGCTTCGGCAACGAACGGGCCGAGATGTTCTCCGAGTTGAAAGACCTGCTCTCCACTATTGCCATCCCCCCGAGTATTCTCGCCCATGTCCTTGAGTGCTCCACCATTCGCTTCAGGCGTTCGATAACTCGCGATGTGATGTATATGGAAGACAAGCAAGAGTACAAGAAGCGTACCGGCAAGTCGCCCGACGCTGCCGACGTCTTCGCTCTCTCCTGCGTCCGTATGGTAGGCAAGAAAGCCTTCCCGATGCTTGACGCCATCGTGCATCAAATGAACGCGAGGCCGATCGTCGACGAGAAAACCAACGAGATAAACTTCGCCAACCTGCCCGACGAGTGGAAACGCAAGGGCTCCCTGCACCGGGCCGTCTGGCTTTCGCGTGCAGGTGAAAGCGGCGCCGTCTGGGTGCATGTCGACGAGTCGGCTGTAACGAACAACGAGTATGTCGCCGGCGGTTGCTGGACCGTGTACCGTGTGCTCAAGGCTTACGATGTGCCGGCCAGGATCTTCTACGAGGATGTCCTACAAAAGTCCGGAGACGAGCAGTACCGGGTCAATACGATCTCTTCTTATGACACTTCAGAGACGAACGAGACTTACGACATCACCCAGGACATTTGGGAACTCATGGACGTGAACATGACTACGGTACCGGCCACCGACATCAAAGGCTCGAGAGGGCTCGAGGTACTCGACCGGCTGCTCCTAAGCGCCCTGGCCCATAATGTCCCAGACCATCCCTATTGGGACGACCATGACCCAGGACTCTACCAGTCGCCCGAACAGATGCTCGTGTGGCCGGCCATCCTCGTCGACGACCTCAACCGCGCCAGGCGTGAAGAGATCACGTACACCGGAGAAGAAGATACCCCCGAAAAGGAAGGCCTCATCGGGGGCGGTTCTTCGTTGGTCAAGTGTCTTCGGATGCTTGCGGTTAGTGGCGTCTCCGCTTCAGTTTAGCCCGCTGTGCCAGGCCAACGAGCCGCTTGGTTCTCGCTTTGAGTTGCCGGCGTTTGTCTTCCGGCCGCAGCGATCGATTCTGCATGATCCTCTTGACCTGAGACCGTACCCCTGACATCGCCCTGGCGGTTGACTCAAGACCTTTCCGCCGGGCCAGGTAGAACTTGTCACGCCGCGCTATCATCGCAGCCTCGGAAGTGTTGCCGCGTGCGCGTAGAGTCTTCCAAGAGGTGAACGCTTTGCGTGCCTTGTCGAGATCCTCGTAGAACTCCGCGACTGATTCGGCGCCGGAGGTTGGGTACCGGATAAGAAGAGACCGGATACCAGGCCAGTCTTCAAGGCCCTTTGCTGGGCCAGGGACGGCGTCTACGAGCCCCGACGACTTGAGGCCTACATCTATGGCCCCCTGCGCGTAACGGCCCAGGCCACCCGTCCAGCCGCCTACAACCAGGTCTATGTGACGGGGCGAGACGTTGAGCCAGCCACCGATGATCTTCGAGACCTCACTCGTCCACGGGCCGTACTGGTATTTCTTATAGAGATGTGTCTCCGAGTCGGGAATGACTTTCCTGTGCCGCCAGTCTTTGTTGGCGTAGATGTGCAGCGCCGGCCAGAAGAAAGTCGGCATAGGTACCGGGACATCGACCCGCGAGATCGTGGCGAGCACGCGCTTACCCAGCCTGGCGTCCTCGCCCTCATAGTGCGAGATGATCCCGTCGACGATGCGCTCAGGCAACGAGCCGAAAATGGTCCCAACTTCAAACGGCTTCGGGATGCGCCAGATGTGATTCTCAGTAAACACGATCCAGAAGAGATCTTTTTGCCACTGGGGTATTTCCTTCCAGCGCGGATCTTTGCGGTTGTGCAGCATCAAGGCCACCGAGGCCAAGGCGAGAAGCGACAGACGAGCGGACGTCGTCCAGGGGCGCTCTTGAAACGCGGTACCGAGACGAGAGTAGCCACCGATACGCGCCGCGAAGAACGCACTGATCTGATTTACCCCCCAGGCGTAGGAGCCCATCTTCGCGAAGTCCTGAGTGACGCGCCGGCTGGCCCATGCGGCCCTGGCCATCGCTTCTTTCTCAGGCGTGCCCTTCTTGATCTCGCTCTCGTACACCCTGCCGAACTCACCTATGCGCGTGACGTTCTCCATCGTCTCGCTAAGGATACGCAGTACCTCGATTGGGTTCTTGATCGTGCCGGCGATTCGCTTGAAGCCGCCCTGCTTGGCAAAACTGCTCGCCTTCTTCCGGAGACTCTTGCGGTCCATCGAGACAAACGCAGCGTGGGCGCCGCCGGCCAAGATCCACTTGCGAACCATCTCGCCGCCGTCCTTGCCCTCCCAAATGTGCTTATCCTGCATCATGTAGTACATGCCCTTGACGATGTTGGCGCCAGGGATCGGGGTTGTGAACGTGTACATGAGCGATTGGACGGCGTCACGCCAGGGGTTACGGACGATCGAGAAATCGGGGTTGAGCGTAGCGCCCGCCCTGAGCCATACCGCCGGCGCACGTAGCACCTTGAAAACGGCGTGGAGATCCTGACGCGACATGCCGGTAAGCACGTTCCAGATCTCACGCGACACCAGGTAGTCCTTGCGTTCGCCATCGCGGAAAATGGTGACGACGTCCTCGCGGGGCATTTGATGTCGCGGAATGAAAAACGTGACGACCTCTTCTGCCGCCTGGCCGTTGACCTTCATGCCGAGTTTCTCTAACTCATGCACCAGGTTCTTCACCGGCTGCGTCACCGGGCCCATCTGTACGGGTGTCTCTTCTACCTTAGGGGTCTTGCCGGCGTTGTCGGCGATCATGCCGGCCACTCTCTGCTTCTCGGCCATCGAGACAAACGTGTAGACGTTCTTGATGATCGACTCCATCGGGTCGACGATCTGGGTACGCCCGCCTTTCATCTTCGAGACCGGCGAGAACAAGTCGACCAGGCGTTCGCTTTTAAGCAGCGGGTTCTTGCCAGGACGGTGCGCCTCTTCGATGATGCGGTAGAAGGGAACATAGTAGGGGTTCAGTACGCGCATCACCTGGGCCGCGCCGGGGCTCAGGCCTCCGGAGTCGACCAGGTATTGCAAGAGCTGGTCTTGGAACTTATGCATCTTCTCGGCAGCGACTACGATGTCGGGCATGTTCTTCTTCATCCACCGAATCGCCTTGTCCGCGTCGGCGGGGTCGATGCCAGTTTCCAGCGATCGCTGCTCGGACAAGTGCTTCGCCCTCAAGGCCACCATGTACGTCGAGATGTACGCCATGCGGCCATCGTCGGCGATCGCAGAGACGATCTCGTTCATGCCTGGCCCGATAACCTTCGAGATGTCGCCGAACTCCACCATGCCATGCTCGAGCATGTGGTACGAGATGCCCATGCGGCCATTGAAGAGCCGCGCCGTCCGATACTCCGACTCTGTGACGTCCTCGTTCTTGACGTACTTGCGGCCCTTGATCTCGCGCTCCATACGCAAGAGCGGGTGCAGTTGGTCTACCCAAGTGTCGATGAACTTCTCGTAAAGGTCGCGAGTGTCGAGGACCCCGCGCTTGCCGCCAGTGTGATCGATTCGACCCGCCACCGGCTGCAAGTCCGGAACGTCCTCGGGTGACGCGAGTTGGTACTTGGGCGCCCGCTCCTTGAGGATCTTCTCGCGTGCAGCGTCGGGGATCTCCATGTACCAGACATCCTGCGCCGGCCTGAAAGTAAGTTTGAAGTCCTTGATAGCAGCCTGTGGCGTCTCGTGGGAGCCCCAGAACTTCGAGCCCATCGCGTGCGGCGCCTCCTCTGGCAAGCGCCCTACGTTGTCCTGGTTCGTCTTTATCGACCAACTGGTGAAGCGTTCGGAGACGTCATTCTTGACAACGTCAAGGAGCCTTAGGTCCTCGCTCTCCCCCCAGTCCTCTACTGAGCGGTCCACCGGGCCGAAGCCTACGGCTCTTTGCTCTGCCCTCAGGCCGAAACGCTTGAAAATCTTGTTCGCGATGTCGACGACCATCTTGTCGTAGAAGGCACGCATAGGCTTGCCGCCCATCCGCAAACCCTCCGCGTCTATCGCGCCCCTGCTGCCGTTCTCGTCCGTGAGGATCTGTACCGCGACGTTCGTACCGACCTGTTCGGCCAACTTGCTCTCTTTGATGTTGTCGAGGAGCTGTATGCTGCCAGACCAGGGGTGAATAGTGAGATCGTATGCGCGTTCTTTCCCTTCTACCTCATCGTGCAATTCCCATTCGATCTCCTTCACATGTATCTCGAGGCCATAGAGAAGATTTTGCTGAAGTCCGGTTGACCAGGCCAGGTCTTTTCCCTCTTTCACGGCGACCATCAGCGCACGCCGCAGAGTTAGGGCGACCCAGTCTTCCGTCTTCGGGTACGGGCCAACTGGGGTTGTTTCGAGGTACTCGGCGCGTTCTTCAGCCAGGTGGTCGAACTCTCGGAGCAGCCCCAGCTTCTCCCTGGCGTTGTCAAGTGAGCCCTTCAGTGTTTTTCGCCAATATGTCGCCCTCGCTTCTCCAAGGAGATCTTTCGCGTAATCGTAGAGCTCCTGCGTTGGCACTCTCTCGCTACGCGTCCAGTCCTCGAAGCCCGAGGACGCCGGCGCCATTTCGTACTCCTCGAAGAGCGGGCCCCAGTCGGCGCTCAGTTCGCTCAGGTGTATGCCGGCCAAGTCCGACCACTGGCTCTTGTTCTCGCTTAGGAACCGCATGAACTTGTCGAAGGTGGCGCTGTCCTTTGTCGCGCCGTGGTGCAAGGCACTCTGAAACTTGCGGAGATGATCCCTCGCCCGAGAGACGAGCCGGCCCGTCTGTTCACGCATACGTGAACTCGTCGCAAACATCCCATCGGCGTGAGCGAACGCCTCGCGGATCTTTTGCATCCTGCGTTTGATCTCTTTAAGGCGCCCTTGCCCTACGAGCGTCTGGTACCCGCCCTTGCGCCCGCTTCCGTGCCAGTCCGACTGTATCTCCTCAAGGAAGAGCGCACCTCGAGGCGCTAAGCGTTTTACCGGCTGTCGGTCAGTCACGCGGAAATGCGAGACTACGTTCTCTTCGGCCCAGTGCGCCCCCACGAAGGGCTTCGCCAATGCCGTGAAGTGGTCGAGGTTTCCGAAACGCGCTGCGATCTCTGGGGCGTCCCTCGCGATCATCTCTACCAGGTTCCCCATCGTCCAGACGCGGCGAGCCGTAAGCTCCTCTGTCTCTAACGATCGGTGCGACGGGCCCAGGAGATCGGGGCGTTCCTTGCGGATCGTGTTCAAGAGAGAAGCACGGAAATACTCTTCCTTGTCCCATTGCTCGGTCGGCCACATCATCAGGAACTCGCGGTAGCCTACCGCCAGGGGGGCTTCATCCTGCCCTGTTTGCGTCCAGCTGTAATACTTGGTCTTGGGGTCGGCGTTGTACCTCGTATCGTCGAAGCGATGATAGGCTCGCGTAGCGTGCGCCATTAGCCTGTGCTCTATCTCAATCGGGAGCCCATACTCCGAGGCAACGTCGTGAATGGGTTGACGTTCGTCGATCATGTCTGCGATGCTTCTCGCCCAGACGTCGCGGTCTTCGCTTCTGACATGGTCGGGGTGTTCACTCAGCCAGTGAGTGATGGCGCCGACCGTCTGCTGGCGCGAGTCTTCATAGAGCATATAGGCAGTTCTGGCCCCTGGCTCTTGCGGGCTTGGATCGCCGAAAACCTTCTCTTGTAACGGGATGTTGTAGCGGTCAAGGAAAGCCCTGATCTCTTCAGTCTCTACCGCGCCCTTCTGACTTCTTAACCAACTCTCGAGCCCTGACCAGTAGACTTCCGCTCGTTTCACGCCCTGGGTCTTGAGAAGTTTGTTGATCCAGTCCTGCCCCCTGGCCTTCATCGGCCTGAGATTGTTCACGGCCTGGTTGAGCGTCGAGTAGAAGCCCATCTCGTCGACTTCGCCCTCGGCCAGTTGGAACCGTGGGGTGTGGCCCTCGAGATAGTAGCGTTGGATGTCCGCGGTGATCTTGCGCGGGTTGGTCGTCTTCAGGTCGTAGCTCCGCGACATGTGCGAGTGCGTATCGGAGTACAAGTCGATCGAGAAACGGCTCTCGCTGAAAGGCGTGTCCTCGAAGAGCCGGCGGATGGTCGCGAGCTGCGGCGCCGTAGGCCTGCCGTAGAGCATCACATGGGAGCCTTCAGGCATCCAGCGTATGACGCCTAACTTGCCCACCAGGCGAAGCATCCTGTCGCGGTACCCCGTGGCGCCGTCTACCTCGCCGCGCTTGTCTTGTAAAGACTTCGGGATGATCCGCGCAAACTCCGAATGGTCGCGAGTTCTCTGGCCATCCCCGCCTGGTTCACTCCCATCGAGCATCCGGCCATTCGGCAAGATCCCGAAGGCTCTCGTCGGCAGACCCGTAGTACCAAAGATCCGCTTTGCGTTCGCGATGGCCTGGTCCTTCTCCGTCTTCGTGAAGAGGGGCTTGTCCGTGATAAGCCGAGCGACGATCGCCAGGGCCTCGGCCTGGTCGCCTGAGAGCCTCCCGCTCCTCTCAGTCAGTCTTTCGATTATCTCCTTGGTGTCTTTCCAGCGACGGCGATCGTAACCCAAAGCCTTGAGTCGGTTGTTCAGTGCTATCCAGTGGTCGGGTGTTAATGCGCTCAGTTCGACCTCGCCCAACCTGTTGCCGCTATCGTCGTGGAGACTGACCAGTTGGAAGCGTATATCGGGGGACGTTTCGGCGAAGCGTTCCGAGAGGGGAATGACTTCTCCCTGCTCGTCGCGTGTGACGGGTTCCGCCGACTTGATCTGCTCGGGGCTCCAAACTAAGATCTCATCCGCGAATTGCTCGATCGTTTCGCCTGGCTTCGTGGGCTCGTTCACGATCACCAGGGAGTCGCGTCCGTTGGCTTGCGCAATGCCGGCGAGCCAGGGGTCGGTGATCCCGACGTACTGGTAGACCTCGGGGTTCTTCATTCGCAAGTAGGCGCCATAAACTCTTCCGCCGCCGCCCTCGCGCTTCTTTCTTCTGTAGTCTATCCATCGATCGTAATACTCTTTCAACTCCTTGTATTTTGGCGTCCCGAAGCCAAGGTCGAGCGACTCGTGCATGGGTCGGGTCTCAAAGCGTTTTGCTGCTGCTTCGTATTCCTCATAGAGCCGGTCGTCTTCTTCGTCCTTCTGCCTGACGACGGCTTCTTCTCGGTAATAGTCGGCTTTATTTTGGGACGTCACGAAATAGGTGCCGGCGCCCCAATCGCTCGTCTGCACCGTGCCCGCCTTGCTCGCGTCAAACTCCGTGATGTCTGCGGCACCCGAGCCGTGGAAGACTGGCCCAACCGTGTACCCTGCTCGCCTGGCTGCATCCTCAACCATTCTTTCCGCCGCCTGCATGTCTCCACTCTCCACGGCGGAGAGGTAAGCCTTATCGTCTTCTGCTAACTGAAACTTTGTCTTAGGCTCGCCCTGGCGTTTCTCGATCGCGCCGAAGATATCGGTTTGCCCTGGCTCTTCTTCTGGCCAGGCTTCCTCGATCGCGGGGAACATCTCGGATTGCTTCAAGACATCACGCGGTTTGATCTTCGCCAGGTTGGGGTTGACCAGCTCATCCTTGAACAGATCCGTCATGGCCTCGGCGCGTTTGTCCTTGTCGGCTTCGGCGTGGGATAGACGGATAGCCTTCTCGATCGCCGACTCTTCGCCGGCCAGTTGAAACTCGTCGTTGTAGTCGGTGATAGGCCCTTCCTCAACCGCCGCGTTCAACCCCTTCCACTCCCTGATCTTCCCGCCGATGTATAGTTGGGCCTGGTCGTCGGGGTATCCGTGCTTTTCCGCGTACTCCGTCGCTTCTGCGCGGACTTGGGCCTCGGGTTTCTTCGCTTCCTCGACGAGATACCGATGGCGGTCCATCTTCTCCTTGAAGGAAATGTCCTGCTCCTCTTTGGTGTACCCGTACAGTTCACCCTCGCCGTCTTCGTAGATCTCGCGCCGCCAAGCCTCCTCGGTCATGCGGATATGCTGCTCTGTCGTAGGCTCGTGGTCCGCGAAACGCTCCTTGTGCCCGCCGTGGTCCTCACCGGCCCGGCCCACTTTCACCCTGAGCTGTTCTTCGCCGCCGCTCTCAAAAGCGGTCCTCAGGATCTTAACGGCCATTTCTGTCGACTCTTGCTGATCTAAGCCGTTGAACAAGGGGCCTACCAGTTCGTCATTGCGTAGGAAGTCGGCCAGTTCATCCGCCGTCATGCCGCGCCCGTCGCTGTGAAACCCATGCAACCAGTTCACGCTGGAAGGAACCTGGCGCCCGTCCTTCGTGGTGGTCATTACGAAGAGATCGCCGTACTCGCCAGAGTCCCAGCGGCCTGTATTCTTATTCTCGGTGACCTTGAGGCCTCCCTGCTTCCTGATCCTGACCAGCGTTGTCGTTTTTCGGGGCTCCGTGGAGACCTTGCGGCCCTGTTTCGGGTGGACCTTGACCTCCTTCTCGCCCTTTTTCGGCTTCTTGCGGGTCTTAGCGGGGCTCCCCTTGCCCGATTCCTGCTCCCCAGGCGCGTTCTCCGGGCCTTTCTCCGTCTCCTGGGGTACAGATGCCTCTGAAGGGGCGTTCGTCGATTCTGCCGCGTTCCTGGTGGCGTTACCGCCCTTCCTGACCCTTCCTGCCGCCATGTCTCCCAGCAATCTACGCGCTTCCTTGCCCGTGGTGAGTCCCAGGCCGTCCGCAAGCGCCTGGAAAGTGGCCGGGATCTTGGACAGCAAAGGGTGTTCTATCTGGTCGTTGAGGAGCTGGCCAAGGGCCTCGGCGCGTTTCTCACCGTTCCCGAACTCTTTCCGCAATTCTCCGATCTGGCCTTCGGTCAACACGATCCGTTCGGCTACGTGGTAGACCTCATGGCCGATCGTGCGCTTGTTCGAGTTGCCGGCCAGGAGAATGATGTGGTCTGCTGTTATGAGGGTACCGTCTTTCGTGGTGATCTTGCCGGCAAGGGTGACGCCCCTGGCGGTGAGCCCAAGGGTCGGGATAATGCCAGCCTTGAGCGCATCGTTGCCGACGTCGTCTATAGATTTCGTCTCCAGGGGCTTTATGACGTCGACGGTCGCGATGATAAGAGTCTCGCCGCCTGGTGTCAGTACCTCGACGGTGCTTTCCGTCTCCTTGGTGATCTTCCCGCCCAGGACGCGCTCAACCATCTTCTTCGTGTGCGTCCGTTCCTTCTTGTCCATCTCGCGGACCAGGCTTGTCGTCTGGCCTGAAGAGGGCTTCGTGCCGGCGTGTGCAGCCTCCAGCGCCGCCCTACGATGTACCAGGGGCTCCATCTGCTGCTCCAGGAGTGCCCGCTCTTCCGTGGTGGGCGCTGCGGCGACGTTCTTCTGCAGCCTGGCGATCGCATTGTTCACGCGACTGAGCTGCTTGTCGTACTCTTGGACCGTGCTCTCTTCGGTGAGGAAGGCCCCGGAGACGCCGCCCATCGCCTCGGCCTCGACGCTGGCTTCTTGCGCGATGAGAAGAGTCTCTGCCGCGTCCTTGCCGATGAGAGGTTGCTTGGTGAAGTCTCGCGTGCCTTCAGGGTCGATCAGGTTCTCGATGAGTACGCGCAGTCGACCGTTTCTCTTCTGCTTCCGCCAGAGCCTTTCCGCCTGGCCTTTCTTGTAGTCTTCGCCAAACTGCGCGGTGAGTACCCGTACCCCATTGCCCCAGTCGTCTACCGCTTTAGAAACCTTGTGGGGTTCCGCCCGCTTGCGGTGTTTCTTCTTCCACTCCGCAGCCTTGCGTTGCTTCTTCTCGAAACCCTCTTCGTACTCCTGTTCGCCCTGGTTGGCCTCGGCTTCCTCGGCTTGCCTGGCTTGTCTCTCCTCGGCTTCCCAAGGTGGTTCGCCGGGGCGCTGCTCTCTTTCAGTCTCTTGAGATGGTACCCCTGGCTTGCCAGTCGGTCGTACTTCTTCGCCACCAACCCCCTCGCCTTCCTGAGACTGTGGCATTGCAGGACCAGGTTGCAGATCGTCACGTATGCGAGCTCCACTGTCGGCCTCCTCTTCCCGCGCCTGGCGTGCCGTCTCTGCTATCTCCCCAGGCTCGGCCAGGCCTTCTTCCTGTTTGATCTTCTCCATCGCTTCTTCGATGGTCGCCGGCTGTCCCATCTTGTGCAGTCGCTCGGCGTCCTGCGCCGTGTATTTGTCGTATGCTGCACGCGCCGCGTCGGCATCGTCGGGGTTCTCCTGGCGGGCTTGATCCATCCGCACCTGGCCATAAGATGCGGCTAAGGTACCGTAGAACAAACCAGCGAAGCCGCCACCCAAGGCAGCGTCTCCCCAGTTAGCCCAGATGTCGCGCTGTGCGTCGTAGAGCATCCTTGCCGTAGCGTCGTGGCCTACCGTCTGGATCTGCTCTTGTAGCGACTCCGCCAACATCGACTTGAGGCCGGCGATCGGGACCGTCATCCCTTTCTTAAGCCCCCGGACCCAGTTGAACACACCAGGCAGACCGACCGACTCGGTGAGGCCGCCCAAGATGTCCAGGCCCAAGCCCTTGAGAAGCTTGGCGTCGTCGTCGGTGTACTCCATTGCGTCGGCCAGGCCATGCCCGCCTTCTTGCAAGGCGCCCAGTCCGCCGGCCATCGCCTGCACGCCCCGCTGCACGCCCTTGACCCCAAGGCCCGCGCCTTTCATTACCACGCCACCCGCTGCGAGCTGCGCCAGGAAGGAAGCACCGGAGCCCAGGTAGCCGGCGCCGGTTTCCTGAAACCAACCAGCCACGCCCTCGGTCGGCGTTGCGTCTCTCTTGTACTTTTGGTCGAGGTGTCCCTGTAGAGCCTTCGTGTAGCCCTTGACGTTCTCGGAGCCGCCAACCAGGAAGTCCTTTATGTCCAACGCGCCCGTCAGGGTCGAAGTAACTCCTGTGTCGAAACTACGCCTGAAGGAATTGTAGGAACCTTTGACGAAGCCCATTTCTTCTTCGGGCGGGGCCTCAGACTCAGGAGGAGAATAGCCAGACGGGAGCTCCGGAGCGTTTTGCCCGATCCCGTTCTCCATCGCAAGATCATAGAGCGAGCCGAGGGTATCAAGATTGAAGCCGCCATCGTCGACGGCGGGCTCTTCCTCTGCCGGCCTTTCGAGATAAAAGCCGGCCTCTGCCATGCGTTCTTCGATCGACTGAGTCGCCATCAATGGCCCCCGGTTGCTTGCCTCATTACCTTGATCGATGCTCTCAACCCGCCCAACTCTTCTGGGGTATGGGTGTAACTTTTCACGCCTAACTCTTCGGCTCTCCGCTTCTGGTGGGCATGGATTATCTGCCCGTCTGTCATGTCGGGGTTGATCGGGATAAGATCACGCACGACGTCACCGCCGAAGCCTGGGGTGTAGATGCTGGCCCCCAGACTCTTACGCCTGGCTCTCAGGTCCTCCAACTCCGCCTGTATCCTTGCGGTTTGTTCTTCTTCCAGCGTTGGGTCGGCCAGTTGGGCCACGAGGCTCTTCTCGTCGTCTCCCATCATCTTGTAACGCTGCACCTTCTTCTTGTCGTCGGCCTCGTCCATCTCGGGCACGCTCTCTCCCTGGGAGACCGTCTTGTTCATTACTGCCGTGGCGTGCTTATCGTCCATCGAACGGTCCCAAGTGTCCTGTGTGACGATCGCATCTTGCAAGGCGCGCTCTTTCGCCCGGTCCAGATCCGCACGTACGCTCTCCTTCGTCATGGGCGGGTTCGCTTTCTCTATCTCCAGACCCTTTTTGCGTAGATCGTTGGCGTCCTCGCGCATCTGCTTGACGCGGCCCTCCGTGCGTGTCTTCTGGTCAGAGAAGCGTTTGTCTCTTGAGGCCTGGGCCCTCGCCTTGCGGACCTCGGCCAACCCTTCACCACGCCAGACTTTCACCATCGGTTTGCCCCGATGGGCGCCGCCTCGGTACACGCGCCGATCGCCACCCCTGCCGCCGCGCCGCGTGCCGGCTTCGGTGAACGGGTCCAGACTGGCCTTGGCCCCGCGTCGGCTCTCTTCGGCGTGCAAGGCTTCTTCCATCCGGTCGGCCTCCTGGCGTAGTTTGCCCGACTGGCCGGCGAACTTCTTTAGCTGCGCGTTGATCTGCTTGTGCTGTTGGTGCGATTTGAGTATTGGAGCCATGCCCTCCGCTCTCTTCTGCTGGAAGACATTGAACGCTTGCGGGCTCAGGCTTGCCTTGACCTCAGCGAAGGCGCCGCCCTGTGCCTCGGGTGCTCCGCCTGGCGCCTCGGGTGAGCCTCCGACGTCAGAAGGTGTCGCCCGCGCCTCGAAGGCGGGCCCTTGTCCGCCTGCTCCTACCTCGTCCTGGTACCGGGCGAAGTTAGCACGGGTCCGGGCGTCAGGAATAAGATCGTCGGGCGTGTACTGTCGTATGCGTGCGCCGTGCGGGCCCAAGCCCTCGAATTGGCCCAGGGGTTCCTTCTCCTCGGGCCCGTAGTCCGCTGCTGTGACGGCGGGGTTGACCTTGCGCGTCTCGGCCCCTCTCCGCGCGGCCTTACGTTTGCGGGCTTGCTGATTCTGTTTCCAGGTCCGTGCCATCGCCTATGCCCCTCCTGTCCTGTCTGGGTTATCCCGCGCCCAAGTCGGGTTAGCGCCGAAGTCTATCCCATCGTCCAGGCCGAGCATCTCCAGAAGTTCGTTGTAGACCTGCGCGAAGGGATCTGTCGGGTCCGTGGGAATCGCGCCAATCCCAGTGAGCAAGGACATTAGGCTGTCTTGGCCGCCAATCGCCTGGTCGCCGAAGATCCTCTGGCGCTGGTTGTCGTCGCCCAGTAGTCCCATGAACATGTCGCCGGCGGAATTGTTGCGTGCGCGTTCGTCGCCGAGAAGGCCCAGGTGCATGTTGTCGGTGATCTGCTGAAACGTGCCCTCTAAGCCACCGAGGCCCATCATCTGATCGCGGTGCTGGAACTCCGCTGCACGGTCCTGCTCCGCTACCATGATGTCGGCTTCGCCCATCTGCTTTGTGGCTTCGCTCTGACCACCAGCACGGATGTTCGCCGCTGACCTGGCGTACCCTGGATCGCTGACGTTGCCGCCAAACGACCTGGCCAGACCTTCGAGCGCGTTGTCCGTCCCTGCCTTGGCGCCGCCGGCAGCTCTCGAGTACAGGTGCGAGAGCTTCTCGTCGCTCATGCCCTCAGGAGCGCCACTTGCAAGCGTCTTGCTCAGTGCGTCGTAGTTGGGACGCCCACGGTCGGGAGCCGTCAAGGCGCTGGGTGGCGCGAAGCCTTGGGAGAAGTCCTTGGCCTGGCCCCGTCGCGCCGGGTCATGCTGTGCGCCCCTCGTGCTGACTGTCGGGTTCTTTCTTGGCATGATGCCCTCCTATCGTGATTGCACCGGCGGGAGACGTCGCAGGATCTCGGCGTTGTCTCGTTCCAGTTGCTCCCTTAGACTTCCTAAGTTCCGTTTGTGGCGCATGTCGCTTGCCGCCATCTCTTCCTTCAAATTGGCGATCTGCTCCCTGTGCGCTAATAGGATCTCTCGGTTGTTCCGCACTTCGCCGGCGATCCCGTCGAGCGTCCTTTTCTGAGCCATCTTGGCATTGCTCACGGCCTCGTCGACGTTCTTTAACTCGCGGCCTATGCCGACACGGATCTCCGACTTGTCCTTCTTGGCCTGGTCGCGTACCTTGACTATCTCCCGCTTCTGCGCCGTGTGGTTCCTCGCTATGGCCTCTTCTGTTTTGTTTATCCTGGAACTCGCGTTTGCGCTTATCTCCCTAATAGACTCTTCCGTTGCGTTCATCTTCTTGACAATAGCCTTGAGCACCGCCTGTTCTTTTGGCGGCGCCTGGGGCTGCTGGGCGGTCTGGTTCTTCCGCGGCATAAGACTACCTGGCCCTAATGGCGTCGAGCAACTCGCCCTTGTCTTCAGTCATCTGCTTTTGGAGATCGCTGAGTTCCTTCATGCGCTTCTCGCGCCCGTCGGCCATCTCATCGTGGACGTCGGAAATCTCCGTAAAGATCTTCTCGCGGGTGTCGGCGAGCCCGGCTTCTGTCTTGTGTTGGCTTACCCTCAGCGCCCCGATGTCCCTGACGTTCGTGCTGATGCAGGTGTCGCGTGCTCCGTTGGCCCAGGCGAAGGCGCACAGAGTACCAATAGAGCCCAGGAGTAAAACAAGGATGGTAACGAGGAGCCCCCAGAGCCGCCCCGTTACCGTTTTCTTGCTGTTGCTGATCGCGTCGAAGGTCCGGTCGCGCCTGTCGAGGCAGTCGCCGGTCAATACGTGGGCGTCGAGCTGCAGCCCGTCTCTATTTTCTCTTAACGGTTTCTTCTTCGCCATCCTTCGCGCCTCCGTCTGGTTGCGTTTGTGCCGGCATGGCCTCCATTGGGATACGCTGCGCTGGGTTTACTTCGATAACCAGAACATCGTCGCCCAGTTTATTGTTTGCTGCCCTGATCTCTTGGATCAGCCCGGCGCGTTGCTGCTTGAGGCGTTCGAGTTCCTGGCGCTTCTGGTCGATAATCGCGTCGAGGGCGCCGATGTTTCTCATAAGGGACAAGCGGAGGCTTCGGGTCTCCTTCTCTTCCTTCGGCGTCATTTCCGTTTCTGCGATTGCCGGTGTCTTCGCTTCTTTCGTTGCCCGTGCCTCGGACGACAAGCAGGCGATCGTCCAGACGGTGAGAAGGATAAGCATCGCCGGCAAGATCATCCTGTCGTACTTGGCGCGTTCTTCTTTTGTCCACATGGGGGAGGGCTCCTTACTGCAAGATGGGCCGGGCGTGGAACTTTTCCAACGCCTCGAGCCGTTTACGCAGATCCGCTATTTCCTCGTCCTGCGCGTTGATTCTGTTTACCAGAACGTCTTGCACCATGTCCAGTTGTCCTATCTGAGCGGCTTGGTTCTCGACAAGGCCTTGTTGCTCTTGTAGCGCTTTCCATGCCACTGGAATCAGGAGCGCCGGGACTATTTTGATCTTGCCCTCCATCGAAGAGCTGGGGTTGGTCTCAATGCGGGCCGCTCGGGGGTAATGCTCCATTACGTCCTGGCCGATGAAGCCATCTTGAAGAGGTACGGTGGTCCTCCGGTCGTCTGTACCGGCCCGTTTTGTGCTTGAGCCATAAGCGTTCATCTTGTAACGGAACTGCGAAACCGGGAGAGACCTCACTATATCGAGCGCATTGGTTTCAGAACGTCGAATATCGCTTTTTAGAGATCGGTCAGAACCTTGCTCTAGTTGCAACACGCCAGATATCACCACAAGCCCGCCCTCGTCGCCGCCATCGCCATCAAGACACTCAAGGAAGGCTCCCTGGACTCCCGCTTGCGTCTGGTCATCCTCGCCTATTTGGAGGGTAATCCCGGTCCGAGTTACATCGTTCCCGTCGTTAGTGATGGTCAGCGCGTAGCCAGCGGATGCTTTTGTTATATTAAGCCCACCTCCGTTCAAAAACCGCGCAATCTCTGCCGCTCCGTAGAGAACGATATCGCCACCGCCCCCATCTTGAAGGAGGGTGTCATCCGTATAAGGCGCGGCTATGCCTGTCCCAGCACGACGGAAGTAACTGGTGCCGCCGTTGGTTGTAAGCATCACACCCGCCCACGCACTCGCGCCGGCGTTCGGATTTTCAACCTTCAAGCGGGTTGCGCCGTTTTGGCTTAGTTCGATATGCACTTCCTCGTCAATCGTCCCGGTGCCGGGGAAGCCTACTGTAGTGTCAGCGTCTATAGTCATGGCCGTAGCGAGGCCTGTCACGCCATCAGGGTTAGGGGCCACTCTCACACGAAAAGCGTCATGATTACCGTTCAAGACTCCCGCTGTGATGGTAGCGCCGCCAGAGTTCCCGTTATGGTACATCGTGCCAAAGTATGTCGTCGGCAGAACTGAAGCATAGTAGAACTTGAAGATATTGTAGGCCGCGCCTTGTAGCGTGAGATTGCCGTCGGCCAGAGTGGACAGAGCAACCGTGAGATCGTCTGTCACTATGAGGTCGTCGCCAACCGTGAGATCGTCTGTCACTATGAGGTCGTCGCCAACCGTGAGGTCATTGGCAACCGTGATCAACCCAGTTGTCGCAGTAAGCTCAGCTGTAGAGTTCACCCTGATCTGAGTCGAAAAGGTGGAGTTCAATAGCGTGTACTGGCCGCCGCTGTGATGAATCAAACAGTAATCTGTTGCCCCGATATGATCCTCATGGCCGAATACTGCATAAGCGGTAGCGGTGGGCCACGCACCGACATAGGCATTATTGACCGTAAGAGGGCCAGTCGGAGCGTCGATGGCTCCGCTTGCGTCCACGGTCAGCATCGTATGATAGCCCGTCGCCGTCGTGTAGCCTTTCCAGAAGAACGTGGAGTCGTAAGAGCCTGTGCGGTACACCCCGTAGAACATCTCGGCCTGGTGAGGAGCACCGCCGCCCTTATAGCGAGTCTGCGTGAAGTATCCCGCACCATCAGGGATATTGAAGATCATGTCATGGAGCGCCTGGTAGGCGCTTGGGTTGTAGGCCGCGACCCCGAGTTCTGTGTTTATCTCAAGCGTCGCGCCGGTAAGAACGTAGGCCGTATGATCGTCGATCGTGTGTGCTCCAGCGACAGGAACCGCCTCCCAAGCGACGACCCCTCCGCCATCCGTGGTCAACACTTCACCGTCTGCGCCATCGATTACCGGATACGTGCAAGCACCAATCGCTACGCCAGCGGCTCCCGTGAACGCCCAGACTCCTGTCCCGCCGTCATATTTGAGACTGTCTGTGTCGGTATCGGGGCCAACGAAGAGGTCATCTGAAATAGCGGCGAAGGCGTAAGAGTCGATTGCGGTGTCATGGTCAGCGGCGGTTTGCGCGTTAAAACTGCCGCCCGTTGTACTTCCGGCAGCGTGTCCGTAGGCATAGAACCCTCCGCGAACGGCATCTACCGTGCCGACCCGAAGCGCCGTGTATGAGGTGCCTGAGCCCCTCACATACAAGGATGAGCCATCGGTCTCGAAGTCATGATAGTCGGTAGCGGCAACTTTACTAAGACGCAGGGCAGTTCCCCCGGCATCGACAATATCTAAGTCTGCGTCAAGCGTGTAGGGCGCTGTGTGGCTTACGAGCGTGTGCGCCTCGGCGTGATCTCTCGCCGCGATGTCTACCCCGTCCACCGTGCCGCCAAGCGTGATGTCGTTGGTCACGTAGAAGCCCGAAGCGTTCATCATGGCCTCACGGACACCGGCATAGAGAAAGTTGAGATTATCGCCGTCGGCTCCGTCAAGCACGAACGATACGTTCGTCGCGTCGTTGGACAGGTGGTAGTAAGGCGCAGAGTTCGCCGAAGCATCCGTGACGTGGACGTAAGCAGTCTCAGCCGGGGCTGAATAGAAGAGAAACCCGCCAACCGTCGTATAGAAGGAAGCAAGCGCGTTCCCCGCGTAGATGCTCAAACTGTTTGTTGGTGTCGAATCGCTGTTGAGGTTCAGCCAGTACGAGTTGTCGGCCCAGGCTACGATATTGAAGCCGCCGGGGTCCATCAACTGATCGTGGCCGTGCAAGGCGTCGGCGTTGCTCCCGTCCACCAGCGCACCGTCTACGTTTATCGTCAGGACGTCGCCGGCGATCGCGGTGTCTATGTTCGTCCCACCCGTGAACGTGAAGACGTCCTCGTAGGTGTCGACTGTTGTAGAGCCGGTGTCGGCGTTGAACGTGTACCACCTGGTCAAGGTGCCAGTGGTGAGCAACTGGGCGCTATTGAGATACACAACCAAGGCGCCGCCATCGGTCGCCTGGTATGAGACGAACGCATCGAACTCTATTAGGTCGGTTGACCAGGACGTCGGGACGCGATGCTGCACAGGAGCGACCATCGGCCAGGTTTGAGAATAGGCGCCAGCAGCAAGCAGGATCAGCGAGAATACAAGGAGGTACTGAGCGAGTCGGTGTTTCATCGGGTGCTTGCCCTCAGATTGATTTGCAAGACTGCCGGCGCCTTGCCTGTAGCCGGGTCCATCGACCCTACGAATTGACCAAGTAGTTGAATGACTCCACCTGCGACTGCCTCGCTGGCGACGGTGCCTGGCGTTACGCCCAGGTACATGGGCTTGCCCTTTGTCGGAGGCGTCGTGAGGCCTGGCGTTACGAGACACCAGGTAGCGCCTGAACTCTTGTAGGTGAACATGCCGCCAGGGGCGCAAGACGACTCGCAGATCCCCAGAGCCAGTTGATGCGAGCCCCTTACCGCGTGCGCTTTGATAACCTCACCCGAGGTTGTGTCGATCGCGAACGCGTTACCCGAGACGAGATCGCCTGGTCCGCTGTTCACCATCTGGTCGAGCGGGTCGTCCACCTGCTTGTCTGGCTGAATCACTCTTCCCGCGTAGTAAGGGACCTCTGGCGTATATGCAGGGGTTGACGTCTGGACGAGAAGCCCGTCTGTGTTCATCTCCATGCGCCGCTGCGCTCGGCAGAGTTTGTCGAGAAGCCGGTTGAGATCGAAGTTGCCCATGTCGGTAGTGCGGAAGATAAACTCAGGCACGGTCAGCCTCCCCTTGTCGACTCTGCGGGATGCTCCTCTTCCTCCACGCCCATGTACTGAAGGACGAAAGGCCCGCCAGCGTAGGCGTACCACTGGAGCAGATACGCCAGGGCCTTCGACGGGTGCGGCGCCATGTACTGCCAACTCTGCGTCTGCTTGAGGTTGGCCTCAGTGATCGTCCTCGTGTGCGTGTCGCTCGACTGGTCGACTACGATGTCATTGGCCGCTGCGGTGCGGATGATCCATTCAAGAGTCTGCGCCTGGTTGGTACGCGAGAAGAAGTTGATAAGAAGGGCCTTGAGAGCGGCGGGATACAGATAGCGGGTTTCACCAAACATGATTCCGCAGGGCATTGGAGCAAGCAGCAGATAGTCGCCTGTGGCCGGCGAGCCGGCTAACGTCGCGTCTGTGCGGATCAGCTCCTCGTCTGAGTCTGCCTCCGTTTGTGCGCCTATTCGGAACCATTCGAGGGTGCCTGTTGAATAGAGTACCGCCGCCCTCAAGCCTTCAAGCGTGTTGTCGGTCGGGAACTGTAAGCCTTCGACCGTCTTGTCGATCGCCAAGACGTCTTGCGTCGACGTATTGGTCAGGGCCCATTTCGTGCGCTGCAACGGAGAGCCCAGGCCGTAGTCCTGCATTCCATAAGCGCGGTTGAGCATCCCGTAGCGATCGCCGGCAAAGATCTGGTGCGGGAGTATCCCGTCAGGCGGACAAGGAGACGCCGAACTCAACGAGCAAGTGAGCTCCTGGCCGAAGCCGGGGTGCACCGTGTTGTGGCGAAGGTCAAGCATCAACGTCTGCGCGAAGTCTACGGCCAGAGTGGTCGTCTGATCCTGTATCGTCGTCGGGTCTGCCGCCCACGCCAGGTCATGCCAGTTGTCAGTGTTGGGGTCGAAGCCGTCGACCAGGTCAGGCGCCGCGCCGAAGTTGCCCCATATTCCTCGGTCTTGCTCTTCGATCAGGTGCAGGTAGTAACGCTTCTGGTGGTTGTCATAGATCGCATGTGCGTACTGGAGGTGCTCCATTGAAACACGGCCGCCACGCAACCATCCCCAGAAGAGCGGGCTTGATGGGTGGACCTCGAAGACGCCTTCGCCTACGAGCAGGAGATTGCCCTCAGGGGCGAGCCAGAGCAGCCGCTTGTCGCCGAGTTGCACGATCGATCGGCGGGCCAAGCAACCGGCGCCAGAGATGATGTGCGGGTCAGGATAGACGCCACCAGCCAGGCTATCGTCGAGCGCCTCTTCGTTCTGCCTGAGGTACGCTATATGCTTATGGCCGGCAACGACAAGGGTAGCCCCGACATGTGCAAGAGCGACGATTCTGTCACCAGGCATTTCGAGGTCGCGGTGTGCGTTATCTGGGACGCTTTCAGTATTGAGCCCCGACGTATCCTTCCCCGTCCACCAGATTTCGCCTTCCTCGCCAAGGATCTCATACTCCGCTTCGGTTTCGGCGTCACCATCGTAAGGCCTCGTGTCGACGCCTTCATCCTGTGATACGTGCAAGGCGGTAGAGTCGTAGGCCACTGGGGTCAGACCATAGATCTTGTACTCGTCAAGAGCCAGAGCCACGCCATCATCAAAGGGGAGCTCGGAGTAGCCGAAATGCGCCTTCGTGGTGGCGCCGCTGCCGTAGGTTCTTGAGCCAAAATCCGTCGTTCCAAGAAGGACCCAGTCGCCGCCAATCACTGCCGAGTAGACGGTCATCCAATTCCCGACACGTTCTACTTTGAACTTCCGCCAGGTGTCGAAGGCGCTGTAGTCCAGGCCGGCGGTGTGCATATCGTAGGAGTAGGCAACCCCCCAGGTCATAGCGGCGCCGTTCATTATGCCGAGGTCAAGGACCAACGCCCCTTTGTCGAACAGGCCGGGGTGAAACTTGAGCTGGAGATGGATCTCCGAGTTGTCGGCAGCGTGGCCGATGCGGAAGAGCGACTCTCGCCACAGGGTGCCGGCACGGGTAGGCAAGTAGAACAAGCCTTCGACGGCAAAGCTGCCGGTTGGCCCCAGTTCTTCCGTGGTCAGTTCGAGATACCCGTTCGTCTTGAAGTAGTCGATTTGGCTGTCGACCAACTGCAAGCCGTCGCCAAGTTGGACGTCTACGGTATTGTCGCCACCGTACAGACGTACATCTGAGACGCTGCCTTCCTCGTCCGCGACCAAAGTATCGGCTGCGCTGTCGTCGAAGGTCCACTCGTGCCTGACGCCCCAGGTGGTCTCTGCGCCCGTTACAGCCCCTTCCAGGCTCTTGTCGATCCTGTAGGCCTTGGGGTCCTCACCTATGCGGATGCGCCGGCCTTCCAGCCACTTGCCCCAGCGTGGTGTATTCTCGGGGTCGAAGGTGTAGCCGGCGCCAGGGGCGCTTCCCAGGGCATAGTATCCCCTGCTGCTATCCGAGTCTTTCGTCCAGGCCTCCACGATCCTTAACTCGTGGCTCATGTTGTCGATCGCTGCGCGTCCCACTGAGTAAGGGGGTTGGTCGGCAAGCACGATGCGGTTCTCGTCAGGGATCGCCAGGGCGCAAGACGGGGGCACGCGGTTGAGGTAAGGCGGAGAAGGTTGCAACTGTAGCATGTCTTCTTCAAAGTCTGCACCTACCTCGACAAGGCGCTGCACACCCAGGCCCTCGATAGCGGTTGCGTCTTTTTGGGCCGGGACGTCGCCCTCGTGGAGTCTGTGAAAACGCGGTCCTCCCGTCTTCAGGTCCTTGCCCCAACCTCGCCGGTGGCAGTAGAGGCGTATCGTGCCAATGCCAGGGGGCGGGGTATTCCAAGCGTACTGCACTATCCCGCCATGCCAGCCGGCCAAGTCGACGAAGAACCTCTGGCCGGTGCCCAGGCTTACCCACTGGCTCATGGGAGAAGGCCCTGATTCAAGAAGGCGTTTCGGGTCCCACCAGGTAAAGCAGAAGATCCAGTCGTCAGAGGTCTGTATGCCGAGCCCCTGGTCGCCCTGGTCGGGGTTCAAGTCGTAGGTCTCGATCGCGTCGACCCTGAACTCAAGCGTCCATATCCTCAGGTCCGGTGGTCCTTCCCAAGACCAGTGCGTTCTCATGTGCTTGTTCGCGTCGAGGTCGCCTTTACGGATGCCAACACAGTTGTACTCGAAGGCGGTTAGCGGCCTCGTGATCGTTGAGCGGCTGGCCTCATCCGTGCCGTCGTACCAGTTCCAGTCAGCCTCGGCGATCTCAAAACGCTTCCACGCATTGAGGGCCATCTTGCTCGATATGCCGGTGCTTAAGGGGATCTCCAGGCGGTTGCCTGTGCCGTCTGCCGATGCCGCGAAGAACAAATAGAAGTTTTCACCGTAATAGTCGTTGTGCGCTGACCTGTAGAGGCAATGGCAACCAAGGCGGTTGTGGTCGAGAAAGATAGTGCGGTCGGCTGCGGCGCGTAAGTGCACGTCCACCTGCGCCGCGTCGCCTACCGTATTGAAGGCCCCACTGGTAATGTCGACGCCCCAGTGCAGGGTTGCGTCGCCGTCGTCCTCGTCAGAGAGAGGCGCATCGTTGCCTGTTGGTACGTCCACGGCGTTCATCACGGAGACCAGAGAGTCCGATCCGTTCTCCTGCATAACGCGCTTGTCCTGCACCTCCGCCAGGCCTCCTGTAGAGTCGCTTACGTCGCGCCCCTCTACCGCCGGGTCAACCGCTCGTAGCAAGACGTCGGGAGTGTCGAAGGTTAACTCAGATCTGGCAACGTCGCCCAGGTGCGCCGCCCAGTCTACGTCGGCATTGATCGCGTCGGCGAGTTCGCCGGCTGTGTCGCTTGCCGCTGCCTCGAGGTCTATCACCAGGTCAACGAAGGTCCCGTCAGGGTAATTGTCTCCGTCCACATGGGAGAGGTCTACATCAACCCAACTCTGGTAGTTGTTCCAAAGGCACAGGTAGTTGTCGGTGGTGTTGATCTCGTAGCTAGGGTCGTCGCCATCAGTAAGGCGCACCACGCGAAACGCAGCGTGCTCCGTCTTTACCACTGGGGGCATCTGCGGGTCTCTGATCCCCATGCGGCGCATATCCACGCCATCCCAGACTCGCGCTTCGTCCCAGGCGGTGAAGAAGTACGTCCGCGCCTTCATGTGTACGATCTCTGGGTACTCGTGCGCTGCTACACGGTTGAGCCGGCAGAGCTGCACTGGGTAAGGCCTCTCGCTGCCGACCTGGCCTGTGCCGCCCCGGTGGTACGACAAGCCCACGGCTCGCCCTGTCATTTGGTCGATGACCATCAAGCCCCTGCCCGTTGCAAGGCCGAGGCACTCAGGGGGGATTGAAACGATCAGGTGCTCCGTGCGTCCAGACAAGCCCGCCATCACGGCCAGGCCGTCCGTCGCCTGCGCTGGCTGGACCTTCTCTGCTTCGGCGTCGGCAGGGTCGACCTTCGAGAGGATGCAGGTGCCGGCGGGATTGTGCAGCAAGGAGCCGTGGCTTACCTCGAGCTCCGTGTAGGCGCTCCAGTCGCCGTCTGTGTCGATCAGGTCTATCAGGTCTTGCATCTGGCCTTGTCCAGTGTCCTCGGTGAGGTCCACCACTCCGCCCGTGCCGAGTCCCGCGTCCAGCGTCGTCGTGCCATAGTTCGAGTAAAACGACATGGTGTTCGCGACGGGGTCAATAGCCACACGAGCGTCAAGGCCGGCGCCGTCGTACACGATTCGAAACGCGCACGTGCCTTGGGTCACGTACATCTGAGAGCCGGCGCCCATACGCCAGGGGTAGGTACGAGCATGGCCCTGCCACGGCTTGACTGACTGACCATCGGGGGAAAGGCAGACGTTGAGCTGGTCGGGGGTAGCCTCGCCCGCTTCGTCGCGCAGCATCTCATCCGCTGCGGCCAGGCCCTTCTTGAACTCAAGCGTGCGAGTGGTCTTGGTCATGGCGAGCCGCTCCTTAGGGCGCTGGGATGATGTCTCGTATCCCTTTGCGAATCGCTGCGCGGCCCGTCTTCCGCTTCGTGATAGCCAGGGCCAGATCCTCGGCCAACTGGGAAATCTGGTCATACTCCTCTGCGGCGATCGCAGCGGCCAGGTCTCCAGCCGCCGCGTCGATGTCTGCCTTCGCCTGAATCATTGCCGCCTGTACTTCGGCATGTAGCGCCATCACGTCCTCCTATTCTTAGTGTCGCCTGAGTCGTTCCGCCAGGGGCTCGACGAAGCCCAGGCCCTCTTCGCTTAACAATTCAAAGATGTCCCAGGTCCTCTCTGCCTTGGCGCCAGAGATCACCGTGTCGGTGTCCGTGGTGCCCATGCACTGTCGGGCTTCTGTCTTCGCGTCCTGCAACTCCATCGCGATCGCGTTCTTGATGAGCGTGAAGATGGGCTTGTTCTGGAATGCTTCGAGGTCCGCTAGTATCTCGCTTGCGGTGCCCGCGTCCAGCCGATCGAGAACCTGCTCTATTTTCCATCTCATCTTCGCATCTCCTCTACCAGTTTGAGAAGCCTGCGAGTCACTACCTTTGTCTCTTCACTCACTACCGGCCTTCTCGAGGCACGAACACGTTTTGCGTGGTTGGTTAGTCCGTGCTGCATCATCTTTCGACGCCTGGCCTTCTGGTGGCCCTTGTTCGGCCTACCTTTTTTGCGCCGGCCAGTCGTACTTCGTACCGTGCGCGTGCGCCGTATCGGGTCGAAGATTGCCGGTACCGCGAAGGGGCTTAGGGGGTCGATGACAATGGGGTGCTCTTCGCCTTGCGTCAGGTATTTGCGTACCCGATCGCCGTTTACCTGCGGGGGTGGGTAGTCGTAGCTCATTAAGGGCTCTCGTTTCCTATGGGCTTGGGGCTTGCTCCGGTGAGCATCTTGGGCGCCGATGATAGTTCGCCCTGCTGTGGAGTCGGTGTCTCCTTTCCGCCAGGTCCGGATGACGGCGCCGCCGGCCCCGTTTCCTCGGATTGCATATCCGCCATCTCTGGCTGCATTTGTAAGAAACGTCTGACCATGTCCATCGTCGCTTCGAGGTGGCGCACGGTATGGTTGAACTCAAGCTGCAGCGTCGGCTTCCAGCCTTGCTTGAAAGCACGCTCGCGCATGTCGTTGAGGTGTTCGTTGTGCGAGAACAGGTGGTTGTTGATGTCTTCGCGTAGGTCAGGCTTGACGTAACTACCACGCGAAAATTGCTGGTGCTCGTCGTCTGGGTCCATGAGCGAGCCGCCCAGGTACAACTCGTCGGGCCGCGAGTAGCCGGCGATCTCCACAAGGATCTTCGAGAACTGCTCCGCGTCCCAAGGTGCGTTGGGGAACGCGCTGTAGATGTTCGTGAGCATCGCAGTCATCATCGAGCGATCGGCCGCAGCGGCCAGAGGATGATACCATTTGACTTCGCCCTCTATGCCCTCAAGGGATGGCATGATCTTCTCTATGTCCGAAAACGCCACGCCTGAGATCTCCGCAGCGTACTGCCCGAATTGCGCCGTGCCCATGTACCAGGTGACGTCGTCCCAGATGTGCGAGACGAGACGCGCCCACTCCTGGCCGGCAGCGAGTACGACGTCTTGCAACTCCACTTTGTTCATCTCGAAGTTGTGCTGGATCTCCCCCAGGGTGCCGGTGACTGCACGGTCCTTGCCCTTGGTGGATGCGGAGATCCCCACGACGTCGTCGAAGATCCCACGCTTTAGTTCGATGCGTGCGTAGGCCTCGGGATCTGGCTTCCGCTCGAACGGCGCCACCAACTCGCGAGCGTCGATCTTGTCATGGGGGCCTGTCTCGAACTCAACCATCGCGTTTGGGGTGTCGAGCTCTTTGCCGACCTCGCGAGCCGTCTTGTTGTGCCGTAGTACCTTGCTGTTCACCAGGCGAGGCGCGTTGGCGTTCATAAACGCAACGAAGGACTGAGCGTTGAGATCCTGGTCGCCCGAGCCCTCGATCGCATAGCCGAGATCCGTAACACTCATCCCGAAAAACCTCGCACCGTCTGGCGCGTACTTGAACGCGTAGAGCGAAGAGCGCGGCGTCCGGTTGCGTGCGGGCTCGCAGCGTATGAGCACCGAGCCAGTGTACGCCTGGGCCGTCCCTTTGTTCATCTTGCTGCCCATCTCCGTTAAGTACGCCACATGCCAGTAAGGGATCGCCTGGGCTCGCCGGCCAAACTCCTCGACCATCTCGACGTCGTCGACGGGGTCTGGGTCGACACCAACATCGCAGCCGAAAAACTTCAAGATGTCGTAGTTGAGCACACCATCTCGTGCCCACTTGACCATCGGGAGCGGGCCCTCGTACTCTACAAGGGTTGCTCTCGAGGGTTTTCCGCTGGCGCCTTCCTGCAACTCTTGTACGTGCCGGCGTACCGTCTCCAGGTTTCGCCATTTGCCATGTTCACGCGGGGCGCCGGCTTCGTCCGTCCAACTGATAGCCTCTTCGCCTTCCAGCGTTGTCAACGTGACGTCAGGAGTCACCCACCAGACGCCCTGCTGATCCTTAGAGTAGGGCTGGCCGTAGTCGCGCACGTACACATGCTCGATCGGAAAATACGTGAGCAGCGGGCAGAGGATCGGCTCTGACTCCCGCCAGGTCATAACGCGCTCGCCCATCGGGTCTTCTTCGTAGGCACGTTCCATCTCGCGTTTGATGCCCATCTCGTACCGCAGATAGGCCGTGCCGTAAGTGGCCACGTTTTTCGTGACCAGGTGCAGAGCCTTCTTGTAGTCGGCTCGCTCGAGCATGTCGTCCATCACGGCAGCGGCCACTTTGACGATCTTGCGATTCTCCTGGCGAGAGCCTCGACCCACGGCAAGGAAGGAACGCTGTGAAGACTCGAAGAGCGCCCGATTCAGCCAGGCGCCCATCAGGTTCACGGCTCGACGTATCCAGCCCATCGTAATACCTAAGAAGGAGTGAGAGTCGGGCTGGCTGCGTACAACGCTGCCGTTGTCGTCGAAGGTAGGGTCGACCTGCGCCCGAGAGCGGTTCAAGGCGCGTTCGCGTCGTGCGTCGAAGTCGCCGGCAACGCCCAGGTCCTCGTTACGATCGGCGTCTGACTGCCTGAGTCCATCGGCTACTTCACCCATCAGGGCCTTGGAAAACTCCCAGACCTCGTCGGCGAACGCGTCTTGAAATATGCCCCGTTCCTCGTCTGTGTCTCCGACGTCGGAGTCGACCTCGGCGATCGGGGGGATGATATTAAACTCATTCAGGGCCCTTGGCGCGTACTGCTGATCCTTCTCCCTGTACTTCACGGCTGAGTTCGCCATCGCCTACCTACCCCCTTGCGTAGTTTACGCCTGGGAGCGTGGGCGGCGGATCTCCCTCGTGGTAGTAGTTGTCGTCTGGCGCCCAGGCATCCCGCACCTTCATAGCCCTGTCGAAGAACTTGTCCGACAGGTCGGGCTTCGAACCCTGGTAGAAAAGCCCCACGGCGTAGTCACAAAGGGCCATGCCGAAACTGCCAGGGTACGCCAGCTCGATGTCTGGTACCTGTGCCGACATCACGACGCCCACGGTCTCGGTCTCAGCTTCGTAGGCCTCCATGAGCGTCTGCGTCACTGTGGCCTTAGTGTCTATCTCGTAGAACGTCCAGGGAATTGCGCCTGCCTTGTCCACGATGCCGATGTCGTCGGTCGCAACTACGAACTCGTCGCCTGGGTCTGCACTCAAGACCAAAGCCTTGAGTCCCTTCGTGATGGCGCCTGTGACGCTATCGGGTATCCAGAGGCGCCGAATCGGGTCGAGCATCCGCGTGTAACGCACCATCATGCTTCGCGTGACGTCAGGCTTGGGGCACAGAAGAAACTGCCGCGGGTTCGTGGGGTCCCAACACCACGCTTTCGGGGTACCGACTGTCGGCGTGCCGTCTGCGATGCCGTACTCCGACCGCGCCTTCTCGTAGTCAATGAAGTTGAGCGGCGCCTTGTACGCGTCGTTTTCGTCAGCGATCGCGATACCGTGGATCGCCTGGCCGAACAGGTTGGCCGGTGCCGCGTACTCTATCGTGCCAGAGGTGCAGTCGACTGCTACGGTCGAGTTGATGCGGATACGAAGCCCGTTCTGCATGACTCGCTCGGCTTCTTGGAGCATTTGCAGAAAGAGGCCATTGGGCACGGTTTCGGACTCAAACGTGCTCCATCGGCCCCCTTCTACGATGAAGTAGAACCGCTGCCTAAGTAGCAGCGCGTTGTTGCGTGTCCTGAGCATGATGGCCTCCTACTGTGAGTTAGGCCGTGTCGGCGGTGGCGGTCTCCCGTTCCCCCTCCTGCCGGTCGGCCTCTTCTTTCTCGCCGCCCTTTTCGGCTTTCACCTGGGGCGGTCCTGCCTTCGCACGATGGGCGCCGATCGCCTGGATCTCTGCGGTCTGCCTCTCCTCGATCGCCGCGAGCTCCGCTTGACGCTCGAACTCGTGCTTGATTCTCAGCCGTCCTACTTCGCCCTGCATGATCTGGCCACGCTGCACATGACTAGAAGCGAGTAGCGCGTCGATCACCTCGTCGAGAGTGTGCTCCGTCTGACGCTTGACGTCCGCATTCTTGGACAAGTCGACGAAACCGAAAGGGAACTTGCGCTTCGTGCGGTTGTCGGGGTCGGGGATCTCGGCGCCGACGCCGTGCCATTTCGCGAACTTGATGTAGAGGCAAGGGACATCGAGCTCCCGTTTCGCGGTCTTGTCGTACTTCTTGTAACCAGGGAACAACTGGATACCCGAGCCGACAGTCTGAGAGAAGAAGGAGTGGTCGGGCTGCGGGGTGTTGCACCATTCCTTGATCTGGTCCTGGCGTCTTCCTGAAATGACAGAGCCCGTCGCGATGAGCGCGGCGCCACCCTTGGCACGTCTCTCCGACTCTGTCTGTTCGATCGGGCCTACTTGCTTGCGGTACTGTTCGACTTGTGCCGTGAGCACGTTCATCTTCCCGAGTAACTCGTTCAGCACGGTCGCCGACACTTCCACCTTCTCTTTCGAGCGCGGTTTCGCTGCCGGCGGTTTGCCTTTCTGCTGCTGCTTTGCCATTGGGGGATACCTCCTGATTGAAGTGGTCCTGCTATCCGCGCAGATCAGCCTATGGCTTGTAGCCACACCTGCCGATGCCGTGGATCTTGAACTTGACGCCCTTCGTGTCGCCGCCATTGTCTACCTTCAGCGTGAGTCCTCCATAGAACGGGTATGGGCCCATCGTGTGCTCGATCGCACTGGTCGCGTTGTAGCCATCGAACTCAGCAATGACGAACAAGTCGACGATCGGAAAGCGGAGCACGGCAGTTGCGCCGACGTCCGCGCCCTGGCCGCTCAGTACGTCGGTGCCCCACTCGTCTGTAAGGGTTATGTCGACGGCGGCGGTGGCCGAGGAGTTATTGATCTCGATCGCCGTTATGTAGCCGTGTATGCGGAGGCCCGCGTCTACGAAGTCGCCGCCCGAGTCGGTAATGGTCGTCAGCTGCCACATGAACTCGTTGGCCCCTGGGTTGTCCTTGTCGTAGGTCTTGCCCAGCGGGTACATGATGCTGTTGGTCTCAAGCGAGCCCTCGGATGGTGCCGCCAGGACGTACTGAGTGAAGCCAACGGCCAGGCATACAGACAGGGCCACGATGCCCAGCCTCAAGCCGATGTCGAGTAGAAAGCGTCTCATGGTCCCGTCTCCTGAAATGAAGAAATCCAAGGGGAGCCGAAGCCCCCCCTGGTACTACACGCGAGGGGTTCTAATTGGTCTTGAAACCCCACCCGCCGTTTACGCGAATTGTGCCGGCGGTAAGATCGCTCTTCTTGATCTGCACAACCATTTTCTCGCCACGCCTGGTGACTACCCAGGCCGCAGTGAGATCGATGGTCTTGTCAACGGTCGTCGCGGCGCCGTTGTACGTGACGATGGTTCGGACGTTGCCGTCCTTGTCCACGGCGTAGATGGTAATGGTCGGCAGTCCTGCGCCCGCGAAGGTGGCCTGTGCCACGATCTCGGTACAGAAGCAAACCAGATCCATCGACTGACGCACGATTGCAGGGTCGCCCTTCTCTGCGGCCGTGTCCCTGTTCGCCCCCTGGACGGTACGGTAACTCTTGCGGCCAGTGAAGTTTCCATAGGCCGCTGGGTTGCCGGTGATCCGCCCCTCGGGGCCGATACACACCCCGACCAACAGCGACGCCGAAACGTCGTTGTAGAAGATCGTGCCGTTTTCTCCGCTTTCACAGGCGCGACCGTTGGCCGTGGCTGCTGTGACGTCCAAAACGTTCAGCGTTGCCGCAGTGTCGATTGCGTCAGTGGGCAACATACCCAAGGACGAGATGTCCCAGTTCACAGCGGCGTCGATCACCGTCATGTGAGCCGAGAGCAACTGGCCGTTGGTAATGTCCACCACGCCGGCGGTACCGATCAGCGCGTCGCCAGTGGTGCCGGTGTCGTGCTGATAGGTGAGCTTGCCGGCGTTGGCGATGTTGATGTCAACGCTGGGGTCCCAGTCGGCGGTAGCAACCGTGGACTGGTCGCCCACACGCCCAACATGCTTAATAGCAAACGCTGGGGCCGCGTCGTCGGTGTACTCCTGGCTCATGGTTTCGAGCACGTGGAGGTTCGATGGCTGTCCCATTGGACTTTCCTTTCTTTTGGATTTGGGTCAGGCCTGGCGTCCTCCCGACACTGTAGCGAGAGACCCGCCAGGCCGTCATAGTCGGGCTGCCACCTTCGCAACCCTTCCCTGCCCCCCTATGGCAGTCTCTTACAGGCAGTCCTCGATAATTCCGCAAGCGAACGGGTTGGAACATCCAAGCCCTTCGTTGACTGCGATCGAGAACTCCTCGCGATACGCACCTGGCGTCTGGATCTGCTCCTGAGGATCGAGCGGCGAGAAGACCTTCCGCTCCAGAACGTCCCAGGAAAACGTCAGGATTTCCGCGTTCAGGTACTCGCGTTCGAGTACCTTGTTGCGAACGAGGTTGATGGCATAGCCGCCAGTGAAGGTTAGCCGGCGGATGTCCAGGCCGTAGCTGTCGATCTCGGGAGAGTGGCGTTCGTTGTCCGTGATCGGTGACAGTTCGTTAATCACGTTCAAGACGTCCAACGAGGTCATGCCCCACATCTCGCCGCCTTCGACGAAACGACCGTTATCTTGCACGGCTCGCTTCAGGCCGTTGAGACTCATCAGGCCATTCATCGAGACGCGGTTCTGCATTCGACACCAACTTCTCAAACCGGTGGACTGGCGAATAGGAAGTGAACTTCCGCTTGTCACTTCGCCGCCCTGGTTGAAGATCATGGCATGCTCTCGGAGCAGGTTGAAATGAGCGATCTTCTGGGTGTCCAGGCGATCGTCTTCCTGCACGCCGTACTTGGTGGTCAGGGCTTCCCAGTCCGACCAGCCGATTGTGTGAGGGATATGCTGCGTTCTTGCAGACACGCTCTCGGTACCACGCATCAAGAGCTGGCCCTTATCCTGTCCTTCTTCAGCAGCCGGCGCGATCACCAGCAACGGATCGCCGGCGTCCATCAGCGCGGCGGTCGAGTTGAAGCCTCGAGTGGCTTCGATCGTCGTGGTGTTCGTGACGGAAGTACAATAGATCTGCTCTTCCGTCCGCAGGTTGAGAATGACGTCGTGCTCGCGTACATAGCCAGTCGTGTCGAAGACGAACGTGGTGCCCGTCGTGTTCGCGATGGCCGTGGCGAGTACGATGTCAACCTCGATCGGATGCTGCTGATTCATGGTAAACAGCATGTTACCGACGCGGTCAACCCGCTGGAGACGTTGAAGGATGTACGTGAAAGGATGGTCGGCGGGCTCTACGTTGTTCACGCGTCCGTCGACCTCAGGGATCGCTCTATACGTGGAGTCATGCACTGACGCGAAGACTGTCGCCATCGCGGCGGTGCCTTTGGCATAAGCGTTGTTGGCCATGAAAGACTCCTCGAAAAGATAGTGTGCGATCGGGCGCTAAAGGCGCCCACTGTCAAAGGGGGGCGATCTCGCGCCTACCGCACACAACCTCCTCGGGGGAGAGAAGGGGAACGATGGGAAGCTATGTAGTCTCGCGGCTGTCAAGGGCTTCTAACGCACGCCAAGCAGTCATTCTCGGCGAGTAGGTCATTAGCCTATAAACATTTCGCGAGCTTTTGTGTTGGCACTGGTCGTCTCCCGCCTGTGCGGATCGTCTAACGGATGCCGCGATCGGCGAGAACCAGATGCCGCTGTTGGTCGGCCCGCTGAACCTGGAGGTGACGGCCTCCCGTCCTCTGGGCCTAAGGCCTCTGCCGGCGCTGCCGGCTTGACCCTCTTACTCTCCTGCCCCAGTGCGAAAAACAGCACCAGTTGGCGGAGCATATCGTTACCGGCTACCTGCTCGGCGGGGAAGCCACTGTCGACCAGGTGAGCGTCGAGTTCGTGAACTACCTGCTTCACAGCGCCGGGGTCCAGTTTGTAGTCTTGTACCAGCGAAGGGGTGGCCGCGAAGTGCGCGTCAACGTGCGCCTCGGCGTCCTGCTTCGCTACGTGTTCGCTGAATTGTGGTACCGCCTCCTTGTTGGCCTTCTCAAGTGCCGCGCTCAGTTGGGTGTTACGGTCTTCGTGCGCCTTGAGTATGACGGCGTTCTGGGCCATGACGGCTCGGAGTGCCTTCTCTGCATCATCGCTGCCTGTCGACGCTGTGAGACCGTCCAGCAGTGCCTTCATGTTCGGGTCGTCCATGCCGGCGGGCGCTGCGATCGCGGCGGGGGCCTGTGCGTCCTTCTCGTACTTGTCGAGCTTCCGCTGCATGATCGACATCTGCTTGTCGGCCTTCGACTGTACAAGACGCTTGCCATACTCCTCGGGCGTTATCTGCCCTTTGGCCAGGTCGGGGGTGGGGGATAACGTGTAACTCTTCCCGCCGATCGTCCGAACCTCAAGGTCGGGGCCAGGGGCCGCGCCCTCTCCCTCGGGTTGTCCTTCAGGTGTCCCGCCATCGTCGACGGCGCCCGAGGTGATAAGGCCCTGCAAGGCCTCGTCCCGCTGTGCCTGTCGCGCCTTGTGGGTCTCAGGAAAAAGCAGCGCCCCGAGCAATGGCTCTGGTTCACTCGCTGGCGGTCCTGCGGGGCTTGCGTTTGCCGGCAGGTTTCCCGGTACGCTTAGATCTGGTTGGTTTGCGGCGCCCTGGGTGCTTGTCGGCGTCTTTAGCGGTTCGGCGATTGGAGGCATCGGCATCCTTTCCTGGCCTGTCAAGGGGGGAAGTGGTGTTACCCGGTATTATGTGTACCGGTCTCTTGTCTGCGAAGATCGCTCGTATGACGTCTGCCGTGCTCGCTGCGTCCTCGGAGTCTTTGTACCAGCCGTGGATCTTCGCGAGCTTTTCCATCGCGTCGAGCCGGCTGTAGAACCTGATCTTCATGCCTTCCTTCGACTTGCTTACGGACTGTACGAAACGGCGTTGCCTGATCGACAGTTTCTTCGATTCCTCGAACGTCACCGTACCGTTGCCCCATTCGACCAGCTCGCCGGGGTCCGCTCGCACGATTGTTAGCAAGTGGTCGACGAGCTCTTCGCGTTTCGCGGGACTCGTCGCATTGGCCTCTTTCAGACGTAGGGCGTAAGCAAAACAAATCGTTGCATTTTTGAGCAAACGCGTGGACTGGCCGAGTGCCGATCCTGGCGCGTAGCCAGCCGCGATCGCCGCCTCTTTCGGATCGCCACACATGACCAGTTCTTCGATGAACCGCCAGTGCCGGCGCTTGAGCCCTTTCCGTAGCTCTTCGAGACTCTTCCCTGGCATAATCAGGCCTTTCTCTTCCGCCTCCGGATCGAAGGTGAAACGGCTCGCCCAAAGCCGCCCCGTTGGAAAGATGGTACCGCTGAACAGTGAGACGCGAGATGTCCATAGATCAAGAACGAAGAGAAAAGGCTTGCCATGTCAACGAAAAACTGCGAAATGTGTCAGCAGTTGTCGATTGTGGGTGGAAGTTGTCTACATTTCTACGACCAAGGGGCGCCTTTTTCAGATCCTTTATTCGATAAAAGGCTTTCTGCAAAAGGCTCTCTATCTACAAAAGGACCCGACACCATGAGCGACCGCCCCGAGATCCCCCGCCACGTCATGACGCAATGTCAACACATGGTGCGGAACGCCACACACTATCCAGGAACGCGACAACTCTGCGCCGAGTGCGACGAGCCAACGGGCCGCTGCGAGGATGACTCGCTATACACTGACGACGAGGAAGGCCCGTTCTGCGAAGAATGCTGGGGAATTAAGGAGGCCACGCCATGAACCTCGTAATTTACAAATGCCCGAAGCACCCGGCTTTTTGGGCAGTCGCAATTGAAGACGGTAACAGCGCAGAGCGCATTACTCCGAACAAGTGCTGCGGCTCATGGTCAATTGTTCACAAGTGGGAGATTGACAAGCCAATGGCGAAAGACGCAATCCGACTCTTCAAGGAGGCCACGCCATGAACCCCGCGATAAAACCAGGAACGCGAATCACGGCGGCGATGTTGAGAGAGCATCACGCCTGTAGCGATCAAGTTGCGGTATTCGAGAAGGAGTGGCCGAAGGGCACACGGCTGACAAAAGCCGCGTTGCTGCGCGCTGCTGCACGGGGTCTGCATCTCGGTTGGTTCGCCCAGAACTTCCTGAAGGCCCCGGCGTGGGAGGTTTACGAGAAAGCGACGGCCACGGCGTGGGAGGTTTACCAGAAGGCGACGGCCCCGGCGTGGGAGGTTTACCAGAAGGCGACGGCCCCGGCGCGTGAGGTTTACGATAAGGCGAAGGCCACGGCGCGTGAGGTTTACGAGAAAGCGAAGGCCACGGCGCTATGGGGAGCGATTAAGGAGGCCACGCCATGACCGACCACCCCGAGATCCCCGACCTCGCCGCCAGACCTACTCCCATCATCCCGCAGCAACTCCTCGCCTGGACCCGCGTAGAAGAAGGCCTGGTCCTCGGTGGCCTCAAGAAAGACCGGGAAGGCTGGGTCTTCGGATATGGCCATCGGCCCAAGACCCCAGCCGAGCGCATGCTGGCCCGATTCTGCACCGCCGCGATCGCAGAGGGCATCCTGCTCTCGGACCTCACCGAGCACTGGGAGTCCGTGAAGTTCCATTTCCAGGTCGCGATGTCGGAAGCGCGGCGGGCGACTCTTACCCAGATGTCCTTTCAGATGGGAGCCGCCGGCCTGGCGGGGTTCGTGAAGACTCGAGAGTTCATCCTCCACGGTGATTGGTACGAGGCTTCACAAGAGATCCTGCGGGGGAAGACCCGCGACGACCGCAGCCAGTTGGCGATCGACACCCCCCAACGAGCCCAGCGGTACGCCTTCGCGCTCAGACAAGACGAGTGGCCGTCAACCATCACGGAGACAGCACAACGCTGCGACATCGGCCCTGGACGCGGCTATTTCGAGAGATGCATCAGCGGAACCCCGCCGGCAGAAGAAGACGAGGCCATGAGGAAATACCGCGCCAAGAGGGACGAGGACTGAGGGATGCCTGGTTACATCAAGCACCAAACGAAGAAGAAATCCACGTTCTACACCTGGCTCTGCCGAGACTGCACGGCCATGCACTACCTACCCGACGGCACGCGCCCCGCAGAGTATTATGTGCTGTACCCCTGGGCGGACAAGAAAGAGCTGTTTCACAAGTGGGGGATCTGGCGAAGAACACGCTCGCACCTGACGTTTTGCCCCAGCTTGTTCGAGTCGGTTGCTCCGTCTCGGCTTCACCTCAAACCGGGAGAAGGGCCGATCAGGATAGAGGTTTCGCTCGGCTTGCCCAGGGCGAAAGACAAGGAGACTGAATGAACCTCGACGACGAGAGCACCTGGACGTTTCTTGGCGCCGTATGGTGCGGCGTTAAGTGCGCCGTCCAGTACGCGACCATAGGGCTTCTTGGCTTCCTGGCCGTTCTCTGTGCCGTGATGGCGACTAGCTGCAGCCTCTACATCGTCGACGCTGACCGCGGGGCGACCGTGACCATCGAGAAAGAGATCGCACGATCAGCGGGAGAGGGGGCCGACCTCGACGTCGACCTGCCGGTGATGAAGTAATGCCCCGATGGCTTGAGTGGTTCCAGTTCTACATGATCTCCTATGTCTTCGCTGACTGCCTTGAACAGAGAATGCGAAGGATATGGAGAGACTGGAAGGACAAGCAATGAGAGAGATCATCATCCACCACGAGCCGTCGAGCGGAGTCCCTTTCGCCTGGGTTCCCTACAGCGAGCCAGAGTACACCAAATGGGAAACAGTGAAAGGCCTCACCCTCGGCATACTCGGCCTTCTCTTCTGGGGCTCTGTCTTGTCGGCGCTTGCCGCCTTGAGCGTCCTGTGCTTCGCGATGTCCTTCGATAGTCTGCCGGTGACGCCATGAGCACGATCGTAGGGATCAGAGGGAACCGATACAGATACAACCATCCTTTCGCGGACTTCCTGACAGAGCCCCCCTGGCGGAGAGGAGAGCATACCATGAGTTATTTCGATTGGAGACCAGGCTGCACCTGCATGACGACTGCCGTGTTCTCTGGTCCAACGCCTGGGCCGAAGTGCCCGACCTGCGGTACACCCTGGAAGATAAGGGAGATCTTGGAAGAGCAGGATTTCCCTTTCTCATACATGCTCAACCACATGAGGAAGAAAGGTCCTGCCGATGTATCCCGAGCCCGACCGACTGAACCCGTACCCGTTCAATGACGGCGACGTCCTTGGTGTCCACACCATGCCGAGCCTCTGGCGCCCGAACACCTGGATCAGTAAGCGCATCCAATCGACGACCTACCCGTCCGACTTTGAGGGTATCAGGCTGAACCATGTGGCCCTACTGGCGAGGGACGATGCAGGGGAACTCTACGGCGACCAACCGCGCTGGTGGGTCTACGAGGCGCTCTTCAACGGCGGCGTTGTCTGCCGGCCTCTCAAGACCTACCTTAACCCGAAACGCTATCGGCTTCAGGTCTACCGGCATCCCGATCTCTACGGTGGCCCTCTACTTGCCCCTGGCGCCGTGTCCCAGCGACAAGACGCTGTCTCCCGCAAGATAGTGAAGTACGCCGACGACCAACTCGGCGAGCCGTACAACACAAGGAAAATCCTGACCATCCGTGGCCTTCAACTTCTGGGGCACACGCCGACCAGTTTCTCGTCGACCACCTGGGCGCAAGACTCGCACATCTGCTCAGGCCTCGTTGCCAAGGCGTACAGGTATCAGGCGATGGCGCCCGACAGCTGGGGCCCGTTCGTCGACCCCGGCCATCTGGTGAAGGATCTCGACTTGGTCTGGCAATGGAACGCACCCCAACTCGGCGGCGATTGTGTGCGAATTGGCAATGCCTGGGCACAGGTCTCTTTCGCGTAAGTTGTCTGTTGTTGTCTTTTTTGCTTGCGCCCGATTTACCCCTGGTGTATAGGGGAACTTGAGAGGAGACACTCTCCCGATGATTCCGATCGATTCTGTGAAACTCGCCAACCTGATAGGACAGAGCGGAAAGACGCTCCGAGGGCTAAGCCAAGACGCCGGCCTTCGCGACGATTTCTTCTCCAAGTTTCTGCGCGATCAGAAGCGTTCCCCATTTATGACGCACCGGCGATCGGCCCAAGTGGCGAACGCGCTGGGCGTTCAGCTGCACGCGATCTGTCGCGACGTGATGCTTCCAACGACGGGACGCTGACCATGCCCCCAAGCGCACGCTTCCCCTATCCGGGACATGATACAGAGTTCGAGGTTCAGGCTTTTCTCATGGTCGCGCTTCGCAGCGCCGGCTTCGATGCTCGAGGAGAAGTGCCTGGTGAGATCTATTATCAGGGCGCATGCAGAAACATCCGCGCCGACATCCTGATCTTCGACAACACCGCCACCCCTCAGATCATTGTCGAAGTGAAGACCTCTAAGAAATACGGGCCCAAGATTTCCAAGAAGAGAGAAGAGAGAGAACGAGAGCAGCGCGATCAGTACCGCGCCTGTGGGATGCCCCTGGTCTACTGCCACGGAGTAACGCAGATAGGTCCTGTTGTCGGATGGGTGACATCGACGGCAGAGCATTTACCCGAAGACTTCCAATAGAGAAAGTCGCTGCTGTGGGAAATAGACACTGGTGGTACAAGTGGGAGCCGGGACGCTGGCAAAGCGAGAAGCATCTCATAGGCGCACCGCTGCGTTGCCGCGGGCTCTGGCGCGAACTCCTCGACTACATGTATATGGAACACTCCGATCGCTACACCGGTACCATCGACGATATGGCGGGGCTCACACGCGCCCGCGTGCCCGACGTCCGCAAGGCTCTTGGAGAACTACTGGCGTCCAACCTGGCCGACTACTCCGTCGAGGATGAGGCGCCTGACTGTGGGTGTAACGGGGCAAAACATAACGGTAACGCCAAGTATACGATCATTTGCCGGGGCATCTCGGCGGTTATTGAAAGTGAAGAGAAGGCCCGCTCCGGCAATGCAGAACGGCAACGGCGCTACAGGGAGAAGCACAAGAAAGGGGGGCATGGTAACGCCAAAGTAACGGCTACACAGGCGCGGGCGCGCGCTAGCTCTAGCTTTGAAGAGGGGTACCGGGGGAAACTTCCGACTCCGGTACTCATGGATGCCGAATGGTTCGAGGATGAGAAGCAGGGCAAGAGCTTCTTGGCCACGCTCAGAGACGAAGGTGGCGGGCTGGCCAGGGGCCTACTCAAAGGCGCCGCCTACAAGAAGCACAGCGCCGACTCCCTGGTCATTTACGCAGCGGGAAAGGAGAGGAGAGAAGGCATAGTCATACACCTGGGCCCATTGACCGAGCAAGCCTTAGGGCTTCGTCTGGTTGTAGAAAGGAAGTGACGATTTCCGTAGAACCCAAAAGAAAGGACAAAAGACATGGAGCAACCAACGCTTAACGAGCTTCGCCTGGCGATGATTATCTTCGGCGCCGAGATGAAGGCGGATGGTGACGAGAAAGGCTTTCGCGAGGGGGTCGAGATGGTCGCCTCGATAGAGTACGCCGCCCGGTACCTCAACGCTACGCGACGGCACCGCATGCGCTCGAAAGACTTCAAGGGGAGAATGAAAAATCAAGCCTTGCTCGACCACTTCGCGCTCATGGACGAGAAGATCGAAGACGACGCCACAGGGACGCTAAAGATACTGGCCGGGATGGAGTCGGCAGAGAGGAAGCCAGGCGATGCGCCATCCAACGGTTAATGAAATCCGCGCTGCCCTGAAGATCAACATAGACGGGTATCTCCAACAGAACGATATGGAGGGGGCCGCAGATACGGAGCAAATTGCCAATGCCCTTCAAGTAGCCCTGGGAATATGGCACGGAGTTACGAGGCAACCAGCCGGGCCCTCCGTTGTGGAACATTACCTGTCCCTGCCTCTCTTCCAGGACTTCGCGCTGCAGCTTGACCAGGAGGTGATAGACCTGGCGACGAGCGGGCTCAAAACCGCGATAGCAAGCGGAGAAGACCCCGTCTTTTCCGGCAAGCCAGGAGCCCCGCGAGAAACGGAAGACTGAGCAGTACCGCCCACGAGAGGAGAGTCCGTGTCCCGCCTAAAGCAAAATACCCAACTACACAAGGGCGCCGTTCCCAGGTGCTCGAATCAGGCCACACTCAATTCCTACCTGCTTACGCGGACACTCCGACCAGGGCATCTCCACCAAAGCATTGCCGGCACCGTCGTGCACCTTCTCGGCCTGAGGAAGAGGCCGCGATGCCGCCAGTGCTTTGTCATACCAAGAAAGAGAGGACGGAAAGATGGCTAAGAAACAGAAGATTACAACGGAAGAAGCGCAGCGAGTGATGAAGGCCGCGAACACAGACGGCGATCTCATGGCGCGTTTGATCGGCAAGGCCGAAGACAGCGACGACGTGATGCGCGAGTGGATCGACAAGCAAGACGCCCCGGCAGCGAAGAAAGAGAAGTCTGGGCCCAAGGCCGATACGACTTATGCGCCCCCCGACGCCGAGATGGCCGTAACCATCGAGGAGATCGAGCGTTCCGTCAAGGTGTCGTCCTGCGCCGTCGACGCGATGATCGCGGGTCTAAGGATGCGGCTGACGTTCCAGACGCAGCAACCCCAACTGCTACTTGCTTGGATCAAGGACCGTGACCCCGACGCTGCCGTCTACACGGATCTCCGCAGCGAGTCGCGTGGCCGTGGTCCCAAGGTACGGATGAAAGTGAATCAACTCATGGTCAAGACTGGCCCGTTCGCGAAGATCTCTTTTATCGGCATGGCCAACGACACCCAACACAACATCGAAGTGGGGCAGATGAAGATGGCCGAAGTGGTCGCGGCGCTCCAACAACTCAAGGAGACACTGCCGCCCGAGGTACTCGACCTCTTGGAGCCTGAGGCGCTGAAGGCTGACGGGGGCTTCCACCTCCAGACCTTCGACGAGGACGATACCTTCGCCATCGAGTTCACGGCGGGCGATAACAATCGCAATTACTTCGAGATGATCGCATCCAAATAGGAAAGGAGAGGAACAATGGGAACCATAACCGTCACACTCGCGGGGTCGTTCGGGACGCAAGGGCAGAGGCAATTCTCCGCGATGGAACACGGGCACGCCGCCGCTGTCGCTGACATGATCGCGTTTCTCGCCCTGGAGGTCCTGCCGAACGAAATCAAACACGATCACGAGCTCGCGAAGCTGGGCGAGTGCCCGACGAAAGGCTTCGGTAAGCCATGAACCCTATCATCGCAGTTGACTTCGACGGAGTGCTCAACCCTGCAGGATGGCCACACATGAAAGGGCCCGATGTCCAGATGATTGTCTGGCTCAGGCTCGCCCAGGCGCACGGCATCCGCGTGATCTTGTGGACCTGCCGCGACGGCGAAGTAGGCAGAAGCGCCTCCGATTGGCTGGAGACCTGCCTGGACGATCAGAACCTTCAGGAGCAGGTGCGCGTAATGCGGAAAGACGAGATCATGGGAGCCTTGAAAGGCTGCAAGATCCACGGCCTACGGCCTGACCTGGTCAACAAGAATCACCCCCAGGCGATCCAGCTCTACGATGGCTCAGACCCGCGTAAGGTTTGGGCGGATCTGTACCTCGACGACCACGGCCTCGGCTACACGCGGGGCGCCGCCCTTCTGGCTCTGCACGATCTCGTCATGCAGCAAATACTCGAAAAACAGGAGAAGAGACGATGGTGACTTCACTACCGACAGAACCGTACAGCGTTATAGCGTTCGACATCGAGACATACCATACCGTCGACGGCAACATCATCAAGGCACTCAGAGCGGAAGCCCTGGGAAAAAGGCCGGCACGCAACCTCGCTCGCGACCTCAAGGCCGTGTGGGATACCGAAAACGGACGAGCCGCTCGTATGGATGAGGCCGTCAGCAAGACCGCCGTGGACGTACTACTCGCCGAGCCTATCCTCGTGGAGTGGAGAGGAAGCCGTGACGGGCTGCACTTTCTCGACGACGACAGCAACCACTACTTAGTCAGCAACGTCTACGACAAAGCCCACCGGGCCGTCGCCGCCGACGCAATGTCCGCGCAGCTTCACGAAGTCTCGGACTCAGACACGGTCTGGGCCGGGCACAACTGCTCGTCCTTCGATTTGAAGGTGTTGCTGAACGCCTGGGCACGGCATGACGTCGTTCCGCCTGCGAGCTTCCCCCAGTGGACGGGCCGGTACTGGCACGGCAGAGTCTTCGACACGATGCTGCGCTGCCCTTGCTCCCACGGCCTCGGCATGGTGTCACTCGACAACGCGTGCCGAGCCTTCGGCATCCGCGTAGACGATGTCATGTTTGATGGAGACCCGATGGACGGCTCGCGAGTCGAAGAACTCTATGACCAGATGCTCGACGGCCAGACCCCGCCCGAGACCCTGCTTAACTATTGCAGGAAGGACGTTGAGCAACTCGCCTCGCTTTACAACAAACTGACGTTCGGGGGCCGTTGGGGTGTCTACCCAGACAAGACCGAGATGCTGGAAACGATCGCCGAGATCAAGGGCAACAAGAGCCTAACGCCCGAGATCCAGTCGTACCTCGTGTTACAGACGCTCAGGGCTCATGGCGAAGTCCACGTCTAAACGGAGATTGAACGTATCGTGAACGTTCACGCCGGGAGAAGATCGAAAAACGCCTTGTTTTCGGGGTTTTTTAAGCCCGCGCGTGAACGTTTACCGAACGCAGCGTGAACGTTCACGCAAAAGGAGACTGAAATGGCAAAGAAAGCAGAGCGGTACCAGATCCTCGAACTGCGCGTTAGCAACGTCAAGTGTCTGGAGGAAGTCACGATTCACTTCGACGCTGAAAGCGTACACATGATTCGCGGGGCATCGGGCCAGGGCAAGACCGCCATCCTTAACGCGATCGAAGGCGGGATCAAAGGCCTGGACCCGGCAATGGTACGACGCGGCGCCGACAAAGCGACGATCGAGATAGACTTCGACAAGATTAGCGTGCGCCGCGTCGTACATGGGAACGGGAAGAGCCGCCTGGTGGCGAAGGACAATAAGGGCAACGACCTCACGCAAGGCTTCCTGAATACTATTTTCAACGCGTCGGTGTTCGATCCTTTGGCGTGGGTCACGCTGGCCAAGGGGCCACGCCTGGGGGATACGGAACGACGGCGCCGGCAACGCCAGGAACTCCTCGCGGCGCTGTCGAAGCCAGGGATGCTCTCGCTGAAGACGGCCGAGTCTTGGGTCGCAAACCTGGGAGAAGACGCTCAGGACATCTTCTACGACGTCCTGGAGCATGAGCCCGAGGTAGCCTGGGCCGAGGACGAAGGCGTCGGGATCTGTGTGCGGTTGCACGATTATTTCTACGAGCGCCGCGCCGGCATGAATCGGTCAGTAGCACGCCTCCAAAGCGATCGCCAGCATCTCGAGGAGCCCTGCTTCGCAGACGACGTCGCCAGGCCAACAACGATCACCGAGGGGCTCAAGCGCTGCGTACTCGCGGAGATGTCCGTCGACGTCAGTACGAAGAACTATGCGCAGATGAAGGTCGACCAGGCCGCTGCCGTCCGCGATCGCGAAGAGGTCAAAGATGTAGAGGAGAAGAAAGCCGAACTTTTCGATGGCCCTGCCCCTGACCGCGAGATGGTTGAGTCTGACGCCGAGACCACAGCGGAGTTCATAGCCGACAGAGAAAAAGAGATCGGGGAGATGGAAGAGCGTCTCCGAAAGGAGCGCGGACGCCTGGCTGGCCTTCGCTCAGACAAGGAAGGCTTCGACGAGACGATCTCCAAGTACCGCCAGTGGGACATCTACGCCGCCCAGGCAGAGAAGATCCACACGCGACTCGACGAGGCCGTGACGGACGAGGCCGTAGCGAAGGAAGAAGCCACGCTCAGGCTCGCTCAGAAAGAAGCCAAGGATTTCCAGGACGCCCTGGCTATCCTGAAACTCGACGACGCGCTGGAGAAAGACGTAGCACAGGCAGAGGCCTCCGAGGTCCTGGTGGCGTTCTTCCGCGACCAGGCGCCGGGGGAACTCCTGAAGGCCGCCGAGTTTCCAGTCAAGGGCCTGTCGTTCGATGGCGATACGATCCTGCTCGATAAGATCCCCCTGGGCCAGCATGGCACGAGTGAGTCGCTGCGCGTGGGGATCGCGGCGGAGATCGCGAAGAGTCCCTCGACTGGGTTTCAACTGATCGACCGCTGCGAGTCCATGAGTAGCGAAGACCTACTAGGAGCTGCACGAGTGGCGGAAGAGTACGGCGTGCGGCTTATCTGCACAGTCACGGATGCAAACGCCAGGCCTGGGCCCGGTGTAACCGTTATGGAAAAAGGGAGGAAAGTGAAAGATGGCGAAACGACTGAAGCCTGAAGCAGTAGAAACCGAGATCCGAGCGATGCTTGAAGATGCGCTGAAGAAACGGCTGACCTCGGGTTCGGGTCTTAACCCTAACAAGCGCCTGGATATCCTGGCGCGTTCTATCTACGACGCCACCCAAGGCCTGTGCGACCACGGAGACGCTCTCTTCGAGGATCTCGACGCGCTCTACAAGGCCGATGGTGGGGGAAGCGACAAGTTTCTCTTCCGCTGGAGCTGCGCATGGAAACTCGTACTGGGAACCAACGACGAAGAACTGACTTCCGAGATAGCCTGGTCACGTCGGCGCAAGATTACCGTGACGAGTCGCTTCTCGGATCAGCCCGACATGTTCGGCGGTGCGGATGAGGGGAGCACCAACGCGCCGGGCAAATCCAAAGGGAAAGGAGCACCCAAGAAGTAGTCCTACACGCTAAAGCAAAGGCGGGGGCCGGCGCCAGAAACCGGCCTCCGCACCTATCCCAACACCAAAGGAGATACACACCATGGCAGCAGTCGCAGCAGGTAACCCGGCGCCAAGCCAAGAGCGGGCCTTCACGCGCTTGCTTGCGCGTATTAGGTCACTGGAAGCACAGGCAGACAGGGCAGCAAGAGCCGTCGAGAACCTGGCCAACTTCCAGGTAGGGGCAGAGGACCAACCGCCGCCCGTTTTCGTGGAGAAGGCGGCGCAAATACAGAAAGACGATCTCTGCGAGCCGGCGTTCGAGCAAGGACACAACGCCGTCGCCAAGGTCGAGACGTATCTCGAAGAGATCGTACACCACGCGAACAGAACGTAAGAGAGGAGCAAGACCGTGGACACCATCCTTAACACTCACCAGCAGCATATCGCGCAGTACCTCGCGAAGAAACGCTGGGAAAATTGCCATGATCGCGGCGCCGAGACGACGGTGTACGAGAAAGGCGCGATCGTCGTGGTGAAGGGGT